TCAATGCATCAATGCAATCAATGCAATCAATGCAATACACATTTTCATGCTCTCCTGGTGTGTTTGTGTTTACATTTGCCCTTGTTGCTGCTGCGCTTCACACTAGTGCTCCGCTTCACACCAGTGCTCCGCTTTACACCAGTGCTGCGCTTTACACCAGTGCTGCGCTTGCGCTTATTGCCATGTGATCGCGTGTTTGCGTTAAACCTTCTATGACGGCGGCTGCGTTTCCGTGTCTTGATCCTGCCGCCTCCTTGCCACATTTGGTTCCCTTTTTCTACCACAATGAGGTTGTAGTAATCCAACAGGATGCGTCCAATTTCTTCTTTCACTGCATCATCGTAGTTGTCATAAGTGTTGTTTCCATCGTCGTTCAAATCAGCCGTGATGCTTCCAATTTCTTCAATTCCTGCGGAATTTCTCTCCTTCATCTTCAGTTTAAGTTCATTCTGCATGAGCACATCCTTCACAAAGGTTGGAAAGACCCGTCTTTTCATATCATCGTCATATATGCCATTAACCCCAACATAATGCGCGGTTGGTAACAACCCCAGTGTGTGTACCAGTTTGTTGACTGGACGCAACAATAAATTAAACATTTCTGGAAACTGTTTATACAACGCCTCATCTGCCTTCACTTGCGTCAATGCATGGTGCAAACGAAGCATAAACGGCGTCCTAACCTGCATTTTTTTGAACCCAATTTGCCGGTTTCCATCCGGATTCGCGGGATCCAATATTTGGTCCAGCTTGGTTCCGAACTCTGTTTGGATGTCGGTCGGGAACTGTATCTCTTCAAACACCGCATTCAACCATGCAGTAAACCCAACCCCAGCCGCAGTTGACTGACGCGCATACAATGTAACCAGATTGTTCATGTGCTCACCCATGTCAAACCGGCATTTCATGGACTGGTCTGTTTTAAAAAACTCAATGATCTTCGCGCCCGCGGTTGCCTGAAATTTTGCAGGAACGCGATCGCCGAATGGATCCGGAAGGTTCACAAATTGGCGCCCGATGCTGCGCAGCAGCGTCAAAAATGCGGTTCGGTCGTCATCTATTTGTGCAGCGGTTTCAACGTTGATCGCCGCAATGTTGCCCTGTTTCAAATAATACTTCTCGTCCAACTCGTCCATCTTGGCGCGCAACTGGCCGACCTCCGCGATGAGTGCGTCGTTCACTGCCGAAAATTGTTCCGCGTTGGTTTGTTTGGATTGCAGCAGTCGCAGCAAATACAGGTCTATAAACACGCGCAGCCGGGCGAAATCCTTCGGGTTTTTGCGGGCCATGAAAATGCGGATAAACAACGACTTGCCTTCGTCGCAAAAAATGCAAATGACGTCAAGCATCGTGGTTTTCAGGGAAACCATGTTGTCGGCCGTGTATTGCCGCTGAATCATGGCAGCCATGTTTTCCGGAACCGGAATCTTATCGGGCTCATAGAGAGATATTCGGTACAAATCAACGAACTCTTGAAATTCTTTTTTCACCAAATCAATGGGCTGCATGTAATAGTTGTCCTCTCTGCACAAGTGGTCATCCAATGCATGAGAACCAACAGAGGAACACACTGGATGCACAATCTGAGAAAAGCATTTGGTTTCCTGCGTTACCAGCTGCACCTTCGGGTTCTTTTGCAGTCGTTTGCTGATGAGCCGCGTGTTTGCGTCATTGTTGCGATTGCCGTACATAAATAAATCAATGTGATCGTCAAATGACGGCGACAATCTGAACCGAATTTTTTGGACTTGCCCCCCCGCAGTCGCGTCCGCCATGCGATAGCGCTTGGGCCGCTCATAAAAATTTTCATACAGAACCATCATGTAGAGAGAAAATAGCAACAAAAATTGGCGCGACACGTCGCCAAACACGAAGCAATCAATGTCATTCATCGGGATTTTCCTGCATCTCTCCATGACTTGGTCCATTTTTGCACCGGATGCATTTATGATGTCTTCGCTGAACATTTTTGCATCCGCATCCTGCAAAAATTCCTGAATGTAATACGACACCGCAGCACCGCCGCCGGCCACGATATGCGATGATGATTTTGATTCTGATTCTGATTCTGATTTTCGGAATCCAGCATTCACTGCAGTGAGGGCCGCAACAATGATGTCGGTCCGTGTGAGCGGGACCTTAACCTCGTCCCCGACTGGAATCATGAGGCCCCCTTCGGCGTCCCTTGCGTCGCAACGGTGTGCAACCTCATCAAAATAAATGCCGTATTGCCCGCTTGGGAAAATTTCGGAAAACTGCTTTTTATCCGGGTCCGGGGTTTGAACCGCGGGATCCTGCATGATCGCAATGAGCACGTGTTTTATCAGCCTGGATTTGACGCCGCTCTTTGAAACGAGCAACCCCGCAAATTCGGCGCACACCTGTTGAATTACGGCGTTCGGACTCGGACTTGGTTCTGTCGTCGTCACCGCATCTTCTACAGTAAACTTCTTCACACACAATTCGTGCATTCCACGAGCAACGAGCACGTTGACCGGTGCATAGGGGTCGTCGTCGGTTCCATAAGAATGCATCAACAATTCCATAATTAAATCCAGACGATTGTAGGGCCCGATCGGCTTGGCATTGTAAATAAATGGCCCCGGTTCAATGGGCAACAGCGCACCGGGCAACTTGGGACTGTCAAACACGCGATCCATGACATGCGCCGTGAAAACAGGAATTTTGAACACATTTCCAATGTGCAAATGGAGAGAAATTCGGGATCTGGAATGATGCAAAGACACGTTTAATTCAAACAATTTAAACCCAACTCCCGCGGGGTTGTTGCCCTCATCAATTTCATTTTTCAGACGCTGCAATGCATCGCGCGCTGCATTAATCACATCATCAATCACATCCATGGCGTGAAAATGAGTAAAAAGGAAGAGGTTGTAATGCGGGACAAAATCAGACAATGCGCCGAGGGAAGGATTGCAGTAAGACACGATGGCCGGTCCTGAAAATTCTTCGGATGGGGACGACGACGGCGTCAATTTAATGAATGCAATGTCCGGATGGGTGCGTTGAATTGCGGCTTCAATTTTACTTGTGTAAAAGTCGGACGGTTTGGACATCGCATTGAACGCTTTCAACCCTTCTTCAATTTTCTTTCGGTCATTCAATTCCAATTCTGAAAAAAGACCCGTTTCAAATGCATGTCTGGCCGCAGTTGCTGTTTCATTCGCTGCTTCATTTGGTAATGTGCTTGGTGCATTTGATGGTGGTGCAATTTGTGCGAGTGCGGTTGCGGTGGTTGCGGTGGTTGCGGTGGTTGCCGCTGCTGCTGCCGCATTTTTTACTATTGCAGATGTTGCTGAACCAATTGCACCAAGCACATCACCAATTGCACCTACCGCGGAAGTTAATTTTGAGGGTTGAGCCTCATATTGGGCCTTATTCAGTTTGTCAGTAAAATTAGAAGCAACATCCGAATCCGAATCCGAATCTTCGTCTTCTTTACCAGGAACAGCAGCAGCAGCAGCAGCAGGCGCAGGAACAGCAGCAGGAGCAGGCGCAGGAACAGCAGCAGGAACAGCAGCAGCAGGAGCAGGAACAGCAGCAGCAGCAGCAACAGCAGGAGCAGGGACAAGAGCAGGGACAAGAGCAGGTGCAGGAACAGCAGCAGCAGGGTCCTCAAAAAGATCAAACAGAGGAGATGGAGCTGGAGCTGGAGCTGGAGCTGGAGATGGAGATCCTAAAGACATTGAAATGTAAAAATAAAAATCAATGGTGTTATAGTAATGCAATATTTAAAAACCATTTTCGCTGCATATTTTCTCAAAATACTTTTTACTAACTATCAAATGGTGCGCGTTTGAGGCATGGTTTTTGGCTCGCTGTTTGTGGCAATAGCATTCATACGCCTTGTAAACCGACACTGCCGTGGCCGTGTGCGCCTCAGCAACGTGTTCCTGCATTGCGGTCAGCACCTCCCCCCGTTTGTCCCACAGCGCGCAACTCACGTGCATCAAATACTTGTCATTTTCAATCACCACGTCCGGACAAAAATGCCGAATCAATCCCAAAAATGCGGCATCCGTGTGATTGTGGCTCTGCAACTGGGGAGACGCTTGCCCCGATTGCAGCGATTGTTGCATGACCTGCTGGTAATGGTGCCGCTTGAACAGCGCCGTAAATTCATCAATTTCCAACTCGTCTTCATCGTTGGCATTCGCGACAATGGTCTGCGTCCAGAAGTCGTTGAACCGCGCGACCAGCGGCAAATGTTTGCTCGTCAATTGCAAAAACGCGTCGGACGTTTCCGAATAGTTCGGCAAACACTGCACCAAGCGCGCCTTCAGCGCATGCACGAAAAACACGTTCGGAATTCTCTCCTCGTCAATAAACACCTTCCACAGATACAGCATGTTTTTCCAGGACACGCTCATGTTGCTTTGCGGCGATGGCTCACACGTTGCCACGAACTTGGCAATCAATTTGTCCTGCGGGTGATGCTTCAAATACAGCACCCGCTGGTGCGTCACCGTGTCCTTGCACTGCGTGTTTAAAAAAGCCTCCGCATTTTCATACCGCTGCGAATAGTGCGCCGCCACGCAAAAAATGTCAATCATCCGATGCTTGAACGGCTCCGAATAAGCATCTATGGCGACGTCGTTCATGTCCAACAGCCGACACTCGCCAAACGCGTACTCATAGAATTTGAATTTAAATGCCGACAGCAACGACGTTCCAAACAGCGTGCTGCATTCCTGGCTGAGCCCCTTTATGAACTGGCGCGCCTTGGGGGTGGCAATGTAAACGGGTTCCACGTTTCCTGCGCTTATGCAAACCGTCTTCTTTAAAATGACGTCGCCAATCACGGTCAAAAAGTATTTCGCACAGTCACGTGTCCGAAACAACATGGGGCACAGCATGTTCAGCGTGCGCTGAATGGTTTGCGATTCCGGGATGGAGGTGAGCAGGCTGCGGTCCTTGATGCGGCGCAGCACCTGGTTCTTTATTTTGTACTTCCACGGCATGAGCTCGCGGTTGCCGCTAATTTTTGTCAGGATGGGGTGCAAAATGTCGTCCTCGTTGATCACGCTGTAATTGCGCTCGGCATCCGCATTGTACACAAAAAACAGCTCCACGTTGGCATTGTAATAGTAGTGCGGCGACTCGTTCAAAAACGTTTCAATGAACTCGTCGGATGCGGTAATTAGCGTTTGCTTGCGCTGGGCCTTGTCATTGCGGATCTGTTGCGCAGCATCCAGAATTTCCGGCAGTTGCGCCACGTGCGTCACCAGCTTCCCCAGCATGAACTCGTCGTTCGCGTACTTGGCATGCAGCTGGTTAATTATGTTGTGCAAATTGGCGATCATTGAATTCGGATTCGGATTCGGATTCGGAGTGGTCATTGTGGTTTTGGTTTGTTTTAGAACGACGTTTAAATACTTGCATTACCCTATGTGCAAGTGTTTAAATTATTTAGTTTCACAAACTGTTTACCATATTTAATATTTATTTAATATTTAATCAAAAATCAAATCAGACTTGAAAATGCAGTTTGTTTGTTTACACATGCACAATGGGTGCAACGTGCTTCCGGGTTTGGAGAGCCGAATTGCGATGAAAGGCCTTGCGCGTGTGCGCGTGCGAACGGTGAAATGATTTATTCACCCCAAACAGCGTCCACGGCTGCGGCGGACGATCGTGCAGATACGGCCGATACACGTCCCAAATCATGTGGCGGTCGCAAAATGCGTCCTTGTAGAACCCCGTGCCGCACGAGCTGCCCCAGCGCCCCCACAGCTGCATGCGTTTCGCCGCGGCGGTATCTATGGCCATGCCGTCCACCGCGCCCCGCGGCTCAAACGGTTTCGGCCGGTCCGACTGCGACATGTATTCGCGCGGATCCAGCTCGTAGTGCGAGCACGTCGTGCGCGAGCACGGGTTGATCTTGTTCAAATACACGTCGTAGTGGTCGGCAATGAGCAGCTTGGCGGTTTCCACGTCCAGCCGCCCCTTGTGCTCCTCCATCATTTGCTGCAGGCGCACCCGGCGCGCACCCTGGTGGCGGCGCAAGTCGTCCCACCCCGTGTTGGACGACTCCAGGTTTCGGATGCGCGGGTCAAACGCCACGTTGAACCCGATGAAGTACCCATTTTTGGTGCGCTTCACGTCCACGTACTTTAGTCCCAGCTCCAGCCGCATGATCTCGTTCGTGCGCGTGTCGCCAAACAGCCACGCGTTCGCGTAGTCGCCCGAATTGCGTTCGGTCAGCATCGTCACGTAATCATCCAGCGAATTGCCGTACTGCATCGCCCGCCGAATGCGGCAACACACCGGATCCTTGTTTTCATACTCGTGAAACCCCCCCAGCGTGGTCTCCGTTCCAAAGAGCCCCCGACTCGTGACAAACACGTCCGTTCCCGAATGAATGCCGCCCGGGAACGTCTGCATGAGAATGCGGTGCCCGCTGCTCGGGCGCAGGTCCAGTATCACGCGCGAATACTGCCCGTTGATGAAGGTGTCAAACGAGTTGTGCGCGCACACAATTTTTCCGTCGGTGGTGTAATCGCCCACCGCAATAAAGGCGCTGCACCGATCTTTTGCGCCGCCGCCGCCGCCCTCCCTGGAGCCACTGCTGCTACTGGCTTTGTTGGCGCCGCCCACAAAATCGGCATACATGGGTTTCGCCTTCAAGTGCGCGTTGTGCGGTTCATTTAGCACGTCCGACAGATGGGAAAACAAGTAATCAAAACTGACAAAACAGTTCCAAAACACGATCCGGGTCAGCGGCTGCTTGGCGCCATCGGCAATGCCGCGCATCTCTTCGTAAAACTCGGGGAAATTGGCCTCAATCTGCGGGCGGAACAGGTCGTCGGACATTTCGCAGAAAAATGCAAACGTGCGACCATACTCTTGATACAGGGAAAACTCCAGCATCGTCATGATTTGAGAGAGTTCGTGCGACACCAAGTAACCGTGCGCAACCCCCCGCTTATACGGCTCGCCGTGAATGGACAGATAAATCCAGCCGTTGATGTCCTTGCGAGCGCCGGTCATTTTCATTCAATGCACCTTGTATCCGGTATATATATATACTCCCCTACATTTAAATATTCACAACTGCATTATATTTGCCATTACAGAATTACAGAATTACAGAATTACAGAATTACAGACTTACAGACTTACAGACTATTTTACACAATATAATGAAATAATGAGTTAAAATAATGACATTATTAAACTGCATGTATTTTAAATAAAATACCATGAGTAGCATTCTTTATTATAGCAATTTTTGCGAGAAGTCTAAATCTCTTTTACAACGGCTGGCCAAGGGCAAGGTTAAGGAAGGCATTCATTACATGTGCATTGACAAACGGGTAAAAGGTGAGAACGGGGCGTGGTACATCGTGCTGGAAGACGGGCAGCAAATCATTCTGCCGCCGCACGTGAATCGGGTGCCGGCGCTGCTGCTGCTGAATCAAAATCACATGGTGCTTTACGGCGATCAAATCACGAACCACCTAAAACCGCTGGACGCGCAGCACAACAACGTGGCCACCGGGTTCAACGGGGAGCCGTCCCCCTTTTCCACTGTGAGCGAGTTCATGGGCGGGTTTGGCGTGATGTCGGACAACTACAGCTTTCTGGACCAGAGCAGCGAGGACCTGTCGGCAAAAGGGAGCGGCGGCATGCGCCAGCTCTACAACTACGCAACCATTGACTTCAATCAAACCATTGAGTGCCCGGCCATTGAGGAGAAACAGGCGCGCATTGGGCCCGACGTCACCCTTGAGAAGCTGGAAAAGGAGAGGAATTCGCAAATCATGCAGGCACAGGCGCAGGCACAGGCGCAGGCGCAGGCGCAGCAGCAGCAGCAGCAGCAGCAGCATCGCCGATAAGCGAGCGAGCTAGTTCCATTTTTATTCCATTTTTCTTTCTACCATTTTTCGGGTTTAAAATGTACATACATATTGCAAAGCGAGTCGCCTTCAAATGGGGTCGGTCGGCCATGCAAACAGGTGGTGGATTCATACAGCAGTATGTCGCCGTATTCCATTGTCACGTTGTGACCCCGAAAATGATGGTCCTCAATGTACAGGTCCCACGGTTTATCGGACACATCATCCAAATGAATGATGGCGCTGACGACATGCGTGTTTTTTTTGTCGTAGTGGTTGGTCAGATAGCTTCCACGCAAGTATTTGCGAATGCCATATGTGGCCGTGTGCACCAACGGCGCCTTGTATTCAATCCATTTTGTAATAATGGCATTGAACGTGTCGCGCAACCCGTTCAGCATTTCTGTCGGCGCGGCATCCAGACTCAAATGCTTTGTTTTCATGCCCGTTTCCACCACTGCATTATTAAACACTTCGTCGGTCCATTGGCTTTCGTCCGCGCGACTCAACCACTCTTTTATTGCATCCACGCACTCCAGCTTCATGCGCACCTTTTCAAATCCCACCGGATGAAACACCGACAAAAAATGATTCTCGCAAATTTCATTCGGAATGCTCGCGTTAATTTCGGTTTCCTTGAACCACTTTGTCAGAATGTATTTTTGACCCCGGAGGATCGGCATGCCGCAGTGCGATGCAAACGGGTTCTCCTTGCCCCAGTCGCTCGCATTCAACGACGACGCCTGCGAATGCAAGTTGTTCCAAACGAGGGCGGTTCCCATTTTTGGGGCAGAGGAACAAAACGCAAGCGGAAATGAGGTGTGCCCGCCTTCTTCCACGTCGTTTAAATAAATCATGAACGTCCATGTCCGCTGGCCGTTGATGGAATTATCCTTCATCAGCAGTTCGGGATCAAAGTAGTCGGTGTGAAACTTGAATTCCTGCCCCACCTCATACTTCTGCCCTTGAATCTGTTCCGCCTGTTGATTGTTTATGCCCAGCGTTTTGCAGATGCGGCTCTCCACTTCAGCGATTAGAGGGTTGCTTCCTCCAAAGTAGCAGGTTTTGCTGGTCCGGTCAGCATTCACAATGCGTTCGCTGGGCCTGGATGCGTTATACGTGGTGGAGGTTGTTAATTCGGAGGCATTGATGCCCTCAATAATTTCCGCGCATTCCTGCTCCGTCAAAAAACTGTCAATTCTATAAATTTCAAGATTTCTCGCGTTCACCCGTTGTGCAGTTCTCAGCGCCACGGCACTGGTTCGTGATGCCCGCGAACTGTTCTGATTCTGATTCTGATTCTGATTCTGATTCTGATTCTGATTCTGAACGGCATAATCAATGCCAATTTTGCGCCGCAATAACGCGTAACTGTATCCCGCATCCAACGATTTTTGAAACATGATTTGCTTGCAGTTCCCTAATCGCAGGTTCAGGTCAATCCATTCTTCCCAATCCGGCGCAAAGGTTTCCATAACAATGTAATGTAATAATGCAATAATGCAACAATGCAACAATGCAATAATGTGATTGGTTGGGGTGGGTGGGGTTACTTTGGATTACTTTGGGTTTAAATGTTTAAATGTATTTTATTTAAAATCTATTTAAAATTATACGCATTACTATATTACAACCCCCATCCAATACACCAATACACTCCAATAAAAAAAATCATGTCGGACAAATCAATCGTGATGAAAGCGTTTTTGAACCAGTTCACCGACTTCGTGGAGGACATTCAAAGTGTGTTTCCCGATGACGCGGACATTGAGTCGGCCAAAACCGCGCTGTTACTCATTAAAAAAACGAACCCGCGCATTTTAATGAATGCATGGAGCACCTACATCGTGGGTCCCTACAATGATCAGATTGAGCAGGGCGACATCGGGTTCTTCTTAGAGAAGGACTACACGCGGGATTTGGAGTACATGGGGAATGCGGTCATGCAGAAGGTGGATGCCCTGCGCGCCCCCATCCGAGACATGGGCGCCGACAACCAGGCCAAGTCCATGAAGTACATTCAGAATTTGACGAAGCTGGCGAGGCTGCACGGCGAAGTGCAATGAATGGATTCATGGATTCATGGATTCATGGATTCATGGATTGATTACAAACGTGGATTTGATTGTAATCAATAAATATAAATGTTTTGTCATTGTGTTTGGTTTAGTTGCATTTGTTTCAGGTGCATTTGTTGCGGTTGCATTTTGTTTAGTTGCATTTGGTTTAGTTGCATTTGGTTTAGTTGCATTTTGTTTAGTTGCGTTTGGTTTTGCATTTGTTTCATTTGCAGTTGTTTTAAATCAATCAAAGGAATGTCGTATATGACACTAGCAAATTTGACAAACCCAGACACCCATTCATACACGCTGCATGTTTTAATTTCGGATGCATTCCCCAAAGTAAAAAATTCATATAACGTTTCCTTGAATGAATCTGCTATGTTTTTGCGAAACATGGTTGAAAGTTCACCTAAATGCACTGGACGCGTGTCAAACATTGTGACATTGACATTCAATGATCTCACATATTCTTTGAGCCGATATGAATTGCTCATTAATATGTCGGTTGGAACTGCATGTTCTTTTATGAGTTTTGTGGCGGCAGCAATGTTGGAAACATTGGCGGTTTTATTTTCAAAAAATTCATCATCTCCCAACCGAATGTGCATAATTGAATATGGAGACGAAACATTGTACAATGCATTTTGTTGACTTATATAGTTTTTGAAGGATTCGTTCTGTGTCAATAATTTTCGCATGAATTGCTTACAATCCGTTGATAATTCATTGTTGCAAAACATGTTGGTGCAAATTAACAGCGGTTCATCATTGCGCAACGATGCATTGTAAACGATATTAAATTTGTAAGGTTCATGACAATTCACAATTTGCATTTTATTCATATTTGCATTCACATATTCCATGTGATCATGTTTTTTCATGATTAAAAAACGAGAAATGGGATGCAGACGAAGGTCAACCACAAATTTAAATCCCAACTGAACCGACATTTGATGCAAACATATGGTTCCACGCAAGAAATCGCCCAACCCGTAGGTTTTTACGGACCCGTTTGGATGCGTACCCGAATCGGTTTTACACCATACCATTATGACCGTTTTTTGCATGATAATTTAATTTAGGAATAACTAATGTCAACAATTATATATATAAACATTGTATATAATTTAATATTATTAATTGATAAGCTAAGCACAACCACATGACAAGCATATTCATTAAAACATATCCAAAAGATCATGTATGGTTGCAATATTTGCTTCCGAGCATAGAAAAATATGCAGAAGGATTTAAAGATGTGGTAATTGTGAGTGATGCCGGATCCGTCATACCTTCCGAATATTTGAGCTCCATTAAAAAATTCCCGGTGCACACGCATTACATTCCGATTCCCAACCAAACGAAAGAATATCCTCAATTTGACAAAATGACGGGACTCGGATACTTGTGGCAGCAGTACATTAAACTGAGTTGGCATAATATATGTGATGCAGATTCTGCATTACTTCTAGACAGTGATGAAATGTTATGCAAACCGCTAACCCCTGATCAATTCAAACATGATGGGAAATGGGTTTGGACATATCGTCTATGGAAAGACGCGGGGGATGCCAAGTGTTGGAAACAATCCACCGACCAAATACTCGGACAAAGAACTCCTTATGAAGCAATGATGGTTAGCGGGTTTGTCTTGACACGAACCGCCACGATCAATTTGATTAATTGCATTTATCAAAAACACTCCATTTCAAATTTATGGGAATTGGTTGTTAAAAAAAAAATGAATAAGTTCAGCGAATACAACATATATGGTTCATTCATACACAGTGTAAATCATCCGGATTATTATTACAATATTCAGAAGAACATACCGTTGCATGACTGCATAATAAAAAATTGGTCGTGGGGAGGCATAACGCCTGAAATTCACATGAAGGCAATGTCGTGTCTTATGTAATCTTTCGCGCGGTGTTCACACAATGACTTGTCCATCCACAATGATTGCGTCATACGGTTTATCTCTTGCGTATATCATGAATGTTCTTGGGGAAATGGCATTCATGGACCGCAGTATAAACGGGATGCAAGAAAAACATGAATCAATCACGTGAATGTCGCTTGCATTGCGAATGGTGTCGTAATAAAACATGAACGGCAGATTCACAAAGGACTGCGCCGCAGCGTGCATGGGATGCGCCGCCGGATACACGTTCCGGTTTGCACATATTATGACATGATTCGGCAAATACATGAATGCATTAATGATCCTGGAAAAATCAACAGTGGATGCGGTTGATGCGATTTCATGCATGAACATGATTGTGTATTGTTGTATTTTTTGATAATACAACATGCTCTCTGGTGGAACGTGCACGTCATAATATTTAAAACAGACGTCCCATTTGACCCCAGCATCCGAATGAATGTACCCAATGTGTTTATACAATGTGTTCTGAACGGTATTCGTTCCAAACCGCCGTTTGTATTCATTAAACTTCGCATTTCGTATCACATATTTCAATGAAGGATGGATGTTTTTCATTATGCCGGCAAGAATGCAATCGGTGACGTTAAAATCAAATATTGCCATGTTGGAAAGTATGTTTTGATTTTCAAATTTATCCACTGGAATCAAATGAACCGACGGTTTATTTGCAAACATGGTTGAGATGTTATTGACATACTCCTTTTTGCAAAAATAATGCACAGTTTCGTAAAAATGCAATAATAAATTTATGATCCCCACATTCAGCAAGACATCCCCCAACCCCATGTGCGAACAAAAAACAACATCCTTGCTCTTGTTATTTGAATCTAATTCTATGAATTGCTTTTCGGCGTCGGACACCGTGCAATTCTCAATGGGCGCAATGATTTGTTTCTTCATGCAATTTATTATTGGAAGTTTAAATGGAGCGGTTGAATACACACCAATGACACTGTCAAATGCGTTCATATTGTATGTAATTTTAAATTTATATATAACCTTTTTTTGTTCTGTTACTATTTCATGTATAAATTCAACATCATTATTTAATATTCGGTTAATTTTATCATGAACTTCGTTAATGTCATTACATTTACCAGGCGAGTTCATTAAAAATCCATTCAATAAGGATTCTTTGTGAAACAATACCGGCAATCCAATGATCAGCGCTTCAATTGGATGATAATGCAAATGTCTGGGCTCCGTTGAATGATAATACATTAATTTGCACTCGGACATTTTATTAAAATATGCGTCATCGCTTAAATTATTGAATTTGTTCTCGTCTGTTAGCGTTTCATTATTTTTCCCCAATAGTATGTATTCATATTTTGCTCCAATGTTTTTCACAAATTCATTGTAAACATTTGTGTAATAGGGACATTGATTTATTTTTGAACAAACAAAACATATTTTATTGATTGTACCCTTGTGCGTGTTTTCATGGGTGTTTATGAAATGGTCAGGACATCCCAATGGGGTAACTATTGAATTTTTCGCATTGAAAAATGAACTCAGTGATTGTTCATATGTGTAAATTTCATTATAACCAAAAATGTATTTTACATTCGGAAATGCATAATTGAGAACCATGTCTCTATAACTATACGTAGATGCCAGTCCAAAAAATCTATAATAAATTAATCCTTTGAAATATTTGATCAATTGTGTCAGCAATTTTCCACTTGTTAGTAGGGTTATAAAAATGTATCTAAAGCTAACATTCAACAAATCAATCATTTGTCGGGTCAATATTGTGTCATTGTTGTACCAATCAATGTCATTTAACCTAGCTAAGTCATTCACACTTATGTTTTGCAATGAATCATCATATTTATATATGTCGTCATATATTGAATCCAATTTATTCAATGATGTTTTTTTTTTCGGAATAAATACACCATATCCACGTGAAGTAATGATGGGAACCTCAAACTCAGTCAATGTTTTGTGAGCGAATAAATACAATAAATTATTACTTGCAATGATTGGTGGAGCAATGATGTTTGCGTTTACAACCGTGTTTTCAATCGGCAGTGTATTTTTTATTATATTGGGTCTCGTTGCTGAAATCACTATGGGCATTGGCACGTTCAATCGCATCCCCGTGTTTTTTCTTGAATACGACAAACGTGCCATTTCACCATTGGATGTAAATTTTAAAAAATTCATTAGAATAAAATGAATTATAAAGTATATAATATAATAATAAATAATAACTAACTTGTTTGCAATGTTTTATGGACAGTTTGAACCACCGCAAGACAAATATTTGTATGACGCATTGTTGAATTATGAAAATGGAGTATCAATTGAAGCTGGAGCATCAAACGGCATACTTGAAAATAACACGTATTTTTTTGAAAAAAATTTAAATTGGAAAACAATTAACATTGAACCATTGCCGGCATGGTATGAAGAATTGACAATAAATCGTCCAAACAGCATCAACATCAATTGTTGTTTGCACCCGTATTTATCTGGTGCGCCTGTTGATTTTTACTGTCCAAATATCAATTTTTATGGAAACAAAAATCATTTAGGAAGCTTAAATTTGACAAATTTGAATAAAACTCACACACCAAACATCATTAGCAAAATAAAATGCAACACAATCACATTTAATGATGTTGTGAAAAAATGCAATTTAGATAGGCTTGATTTATTCGTCTTGGACATTGAAGGATATGAGTTGGAATTCCTTAAAACATTCAATGAATGGTCATTGTATCCTAAAGTATTTGTGATTGAAATTGGACACATTGATGAATCAGCAATTAATTCGCTGATATCTCATAAATATGAGTTTTTCGGAAATCATTTTGTAAATAACATATATGTCCGCAAATAAATTTAAATGATTTAAAATATTAAAAAATAAAACACCACAATAAAATGGCATGCGTTCATCTACCCACCAGCATCGGAGAAGCGATTGACAAATTGACAATTCTGGACATAAAATTGGAGAGAATCACATATATTGAGAAGAAAGCCGACGTGCAGCGCGAACATGATGCTTTACTAAATCACGCCATGTTAAACTCCTTCGTTCAAACCCACACCGACTTGTATAATACCATGAAAAAAGCGAACGCAATCATATGGGACATGATGGATGTGTTGCGTGATGGCGGCAGCCGCGTTTCAACGGAGGAGTATTTGAAAACGTGCAAGGACTGCATTGAATTCAATGACATTCGTTTCCGGATCAAGGCCCGCATTAATCAGGCATCCAATTCGGAGCTGAGGGAACAAAAAAGTTATAAAACCACCGTGTTTAAGTTGAGGATAATGGGCATGCCCGATTCGCATGCAGACATTTCTAATGTGCAACGCATCCTGCAACGACCACTGCAGTATTATGGAATATTGTATGACGAAGTTCAAATGTCCGCCGATGACATGTCCGCCGATGAAAATGGTGCAGACAATGGCGCAAATGTCATTGTGAATTTAAATAATTTCTCTCACATCGGGTCGGATGAAACCCGGTTGAAGCAAACCATTTATGATGCATTGAACGTGTCCGATGCGATCATGGACAGGTTGCTGTAAACGCGCATCATGATCACATAACAACATCCCGGACTGCATTGCATTTGCGTCGCATGACATAAACCGTGTCATGCGTTTCAACTATTTCAAACTTGTTCATTTCATACAGGTGCAATGCGTGCATATTAGTGCGGTCAACACTCAAATACACGTCATATTGATACCTTGTCTGAATACAAAATTGATGGATGATGTCATTCAATACCAATGCGCCATACTTTTTACCACGCTGTGATTTGCAAATGTAAATTCCAAACCAATGTCTATTGCGGGGTGCGTCAAAATCAATGTGTGCGTATCCAATGAAGTCGTTTATTGCATCATTTGCATCATCATTTGCAATGTAATACACGTTTGTGATTGCATGGGTTTGCAACGCAGTTTCAATTGTGCGATTATTAAAATATCTAAAACTCAAATTGTCAGCGTCGTGTTTTATTATGTTTACAATCTGATTCAGCATGGGCATGGTCATGTCATGAATTGTTCGCACATTGACTCCATTTAAATGCATGACAAATTTATGAACAGTGTCAATGACCCGCCGTTGTTCGTCAAACGCGATGTCGGGGGACGACGGCACCATGAGAATTTCTTTATTAAGCAGCACGGAAACGGCGTTATCCGCATCGCTGATCTTGCTGCGGCATGATGCAAATTGCGCGTGTGCGTGAATGGGATAGAAAAACGGGCGGACGTCAATGCCGGCCGCGTCAAAAAAGGCAGCGGTTTCGTCCACCGTTTTCGTGTTGCCCACGATGCGCAGCGAAAATATCCAGTGCGTGGACTGCGTGCCGGATTCTGTTTCATACAAGCGCACGCGCCCCGAACGAATCAAGTCGTGCTCGTTCAACAGTGTGCGATACGTTTCAAACACCCTTGTTTTTTGCGCAATGATGGCGTCCAGGTCGCACAGCTGGTCATACAAAAACGCCGCCTGCACGTTTGTCATGCGGTAATTGTAGGCATGCACCTCGTGCACATACCGCTTGGCCGACATGCCCTGCGAATACACCCTTGAAATGTGCTCGTAGACGGCATCATCATTGGTCATAAATGCGCCCCCTTCCCCCGTGGTTATTATTTTGTTCCCGTAAAATGACACCGACGAACACAGAGAGGCGGGGCTTGTTCCCGAATACTGGCCGGCATATTTGCCCAAAAATCCCTCGCAGTTGTCTTCCACAAATACAATGTCTGGGCGCAGACGTTTGAGACGCGGTACATTCACAATGTTGCCAACATTGTGCACGATCAACATGGCTGAGTTGGGTTCTAAAGTTGCAATGTAATCTTCGTCAGTGCAAATGTTCCACGTGCTGGCATCCATGCGCATGACCGACAGCTGGCATTCGGAATATTCCATGAGGGCCGCATTCCATGCGGCAACGTATGCGTTATTCGGAACATATATTTTGGTGATGGTGGGGTGCGCATGCTTCAACGCAATGAACAAGCAATGGGTGGCGCAGGTGCCGTTTGCCATTAAAATCGCATGTTTGCACTTCATTATTTCTTTCAACTTTTCGGTTGCTAAACCAATGTATTTTCCGTGGTTTGAAATCCACCCCGATTCAATGGCATCTATGGCAGATTTGGTGTATTCCGCAATATTCGGGTTATAGATGTTGATGCGTTTCATTGACCGGGACGGGGTTTATACGGTGGCAATAAAAAAAATGCGAGTAATATACACAACCCAACAACCCAACCATGTTGCCGACCGCCCCTTCGTTTTACGCCCATGTGATTAATGCCATATTTATATTAGTGGCAGTCATTCTCCTAGTTAAGCACTATCGTGCGCTTCGCCCTTATGAAACAATTGTCGTTGCACTCCTGTTTTCCATCGGCATCGGAGTGCACGGCCTGTCGCATTTGGGTTTAGAAACCGTGTATCAATTCAATCCTCTAAATGCAAGTGGGGTCATGAATTAAGTAAGTGCAATAATAATTGTGCCCGATATTGATTTAAACAAAAGTATTTAAATTAATGCAAATTAACACAAATCCAGCCAAACCATGAACCCCCAATCCCCCGATTTCAAAAAGATCATCTCCGATTTTGTGGCCGACATTGCCACCGTGTTTCCGGAGCACGGAGAAGCATGCGCCACCGTGTACGGCATGGACACGGCGGCCGTGTTTGACCACTGCAAGCGCACATACGCGCCCCAGTTCTTCAACATTCTGTATCGCAATGAGGCCGTGCTGTTTGCCGAGCCCATTGAGCTGCTGCCCGGTCTGAATTTCAAGGCGCTATGGGAAACGCCCGACGTGAGCGACGCCACCAAGGAGGCCATCTGGAAGTATTTGCAGCTGGTCATGTTTTCGGTGGTGTCGGACCTGTCGGACACGTCCACCTTCGGCGACGCCGCCAAGCTGTTTGAGGCCATTGACGAGAGCGTGCTCAAATCCAAGCTGGAAGAGGTCATGGAACAAATGCAGGACATGTTTAAGGATGGCGCAGGCACTGGCGCAGGCACTGGCGCAGGCGCTGGTACTGCTGGCGCTGCTCCAGAAGGCGCTGCTCCAGAAGGCGCTGATGGCGCGACTGCTGGTACTGATGGCGCTGCACCAGAAGGCGCATTTGACCCGAACTCCATGCACGAGCATTTGAACGGGCTGCTGGGCGGCAAAATCGGCAGCCTGGCCAAAGAAATCGCAGAGGAAACCGCATCCGAGCTGAACCTGGATCCGTCCGACGAAGCGTCGGTGCAGTCCGTGTTTCAGAACCTGTTCAAGAACCCGGGCAAGCTGATGGGCATCGTGAAGACGGTGGGTCAAAAACTGGATTCCAAGCTGAAATCCGGAGAGATTAAAGAGAGCGAAATCATGCAGGAGGCCAGCGACCTCATGAAAAAAATGAAGAAGATGCCGGGCGTGAACAACATGGCTGATTTGCTGAAAAAGATGGGCGGCATGGGCGGCATGGGCGGCGGCATGGACGGCATGGCCGACATTGCAAAGATGGCCGCCAGCATGGGTCTGGGTGGAAGGAACGGCAAATTCAACATGGGCGCCATGCAGAGCAATCTGAATAAGAACGTGAAAACGGCCCAGACCAAAGAGAGGATGCAGCAGAAGTTGGAGCAGCGCAGGGCGGCAATGGTGGCACAAGCACAAGCGGCACAAGCACAAGCGCAAGCGGCACAAGCGCAAGCGGCACAAGCACAAGCGCAAGCGCAAGCGCAATCCCTCGTTTTTAGCACTGGGGAAAAAGTGGAACGCACGCCAAGGGTCACAGGCACGGCGCCATCAGTAGTAGCAGCAGGCACGGCGCCATCAGTAGTAGCAGCAGTCGCAGCAGTCGCAGCGCCGCCATCAGAACATAATCCAACTCCAACTCCAACCGCAAACAAAAAGAAAAATAAGAACAAAAAATGAAAAAAAATAAAGAATCTCAATACATATAAATAATAGTAAATAATAGTCATACATACATACATACATACATAGACATACATACAATGAGTGTATTTTGGTTGCAAGATCCCACGGTGCTGTTCAACAATGCGGGCATAACCCAAATCATCCCCACTGCAGGCATGACCCGCGAAGACAAACTGAATGCAATAAGCCGGCTCATCATTGTGCTAACCGTATTGGGGTATTTGTTGACGATGTCCTACAAACTCCTCCTGCTTGGCGCGGTTTCTTTAGGCATGATTGCATTTTTAAACAGTGCAACCGTTAAAAGTAACGCAATCATCGCGCAAAAAAAACAAGAAAAACAGGACAAGCAGGACAAGCAGAACAACAAACCGTCCAAAAAAGAGGGCTTCGCCAACTACGCGAACTACAACACCGGGCACCGGGTTATAGGCGGCGGCGGCAGCAGCAGCAGCAGCGGCGGCGGCAGCAGCATGCCAATGGCAGCACCGGCGCCATCCGGCCTCACGTTTCAGGCGCCCACGCCGCAGGACCCCCTCATGAACGTGCTGCTCACCGACATTCCGGACCGCCCGGGTCGCCCTGCGGCCGAGCCCGCCTTCAACCCCAACGTGGAGCACGACATCAACCAATCCGCCCAAAAATTCGTGGTGGACGACTTGGGAGGCAGCCCCGATTTGGAAGACCGCCTGTTTCGCGATTTAGGCGACAATTACGAATTTAGCAACTCCATGCGCAACTATTTTGCCACCCCGAACACCAAGATTCCCAACGACCAGCACGCATTTGCCAAATTCTGCTACGGCTCCATGATTTCATGCAAGGAGGGCAACATGATGGCGTGCGCGCGGGCCAACCCGGTTCTGGGCTCCATCACGGGTGCGCAATAAACCAAAATAAAATAAAATAAAATAACTGAAGGGCGCAAAGTGCAAAATGCAACCCCCAAAATAAAATATATATGGTTAATTATATATTGCACATATATACAATACATCAATACATAATAATAACAACCCATGTCGGCATTTGTGAAAGACTACAGTTTCAACAACCTCTCTCGCATCGGCGAAGACGACTGCAGTTTAGGGCAGCGCGGCATTCAAAATTCCGTGGCATCCAACTACATGCTGCAAAACTTTTTCTCCAACGACTGCTCCATGAAGCGCCCCATTGAGTTCGCCACCAGCCAGCCCAGCATCAACTTCACCGGCGGGCACCAGGTCGGCGCCGGTGGCTGCAACATTGACACCAACTCGCAGCTCCTGATCGGCGGCAGCGTGCTCACCCACCCCCGGTGCCGCATCAGCCTGACGCAGCGCCCCTTTGTCACCGTTCCGTTCCTTGGACGCGGGCAGTCCAACCCGTATTTAGAGTCGCAGCTGCAGCAGGGCGACTACCTGACCAACAAGCGCAGCGTGAACCTGCTGTCCGAGCAGCAGATGTCGTGCAACTACCCGCTCATCCCCTCCATCGCGTCCACCATCACGAACCCCGCCAACTTGGTGGAGGGCGTGGCACAAGACGGCTGGGTGCGCGGCGGCGCCTCGTCGCGCGACATGTTCTACGGCGACGGCCAGCAGTGCCAGCACTGATCTCCAAATCCCCGCTCCCCGCATGCATACATGCATACATACATACGGGATTACGGGATTATGGTTGCATGGGGGGGGGGCATGGGTGCAATAAAACCATAAATACAGGTTCATTGACATTACGGTGTGAATGTGAATGAGTAAGTGCAACCCAGTGTCGTGTTTGGGAAATGCATACTCCAATGCAAACAGCACCAGCGTGTTGCACAAACTGATGTTCATAAATGGGACACTTCGGCTTTCGTATGCAGTGTATACAAATGTGGCATGAGCCAACGTAGTGTCAATAATGTGTATCGCATTCTTGCTGTTATCCGACCTGCGATCTAATTCGTGATTTGCCAACCCAAATAGCAGCAATGCCGTGTACAAATGATGATACACCGCATGTTGGGCATAATACGCCGACGTGATTACGGTTGAAAAAAATGACACCGACAGTTGAAGTGGTTTCATGGCTCGTGCATGTGTATGTACAATGAATGCACTTAACATTTAATTCCATTATTCAAAAAATAATTTAAACAGTGGGTTTGAATTATTATTAAACCATTATACCATTATACCATTATACCATTATACCATGTATAAAACCGACTTTGTGTGCACTTACAAAGCGTTTGAAGAACTGGCGGACGATGACGTCAATTCCGACATGCTGTATCGGGCGCAATTCCTCCAGGTGTTCGGGCTTACGGAATACAACGACCGCGCGATCAGTGCCGGGTTGGAACAAATTAAGACACTGGCGGCCGATGTACCGGAACTCCGGGCGCTCATTTTGCAGCATCCATATTCATACCACAATGACACGGACACGGCCGACAAACTGGAGGGGCTGCTGCCGCTGATGTTTGCTTACCCCTTGTTGGACGTGTTCCATTTGTGCCTGATTGACGTGTTCAAAACCGGAAGCATTTCCAAGCAGGCTCAGGACAAGGTGTTGCGCGCATATGATACGATGCTGCCGAATTAGAATTAGAATTGGACCACCACATCCACTACCACCACATCCACCACCACCACCACCACCGCATCCACCAATAAAATATATAATATAATAATAAACAATAAACAATAAACAATAAACAATAGAACAATAAAACAATCAACAATCCAATGGCATCCACCAGAAATAAAAACACGTGCTCCAACTACTGCTTGGAACAGCGCATCACCACGCAGTCGCTGAACTACCTGGAATACCGGAACGGTGCATCGGGCGCGGCTTACAGTCCTGCAATCCCGTGCGCGGGCATTATTCCCAGCCAGATGCCGCGCGACGTGTTCTCGCGCAACTCGGTGGACATTGAGTCCGCGCTGTTCGGCATCAACTCCACTAATTTAGTGGAACCGCAGAAACCCGTGGTTCCGGAACTCATCACGCTGCCGGAGGTCTCCTTTTTCGGGAGAATGCAGATGGTAATGCCGGACCCGCTCGTGGTTGAAAAATTTCAGCGCCCGTTCCCTGTGCCCAACTAACTAACTGTACTTGGTTGGCGGTTGGCGGTTGGCGGTTGGCGGTTGGCGGTTGGCGGTTGGTGGTTTGCGATGACACCGATTATAAAATTATATCCAGTAATTTTATAATCGTAATCGCTCTGATGTCAATCAGTTTCAATCAATTGAATGGAACAACCGTGAGTGATGCCAGCGGCAATACCACACTAGGAACGTTTAGCTTGCAAGGCGCCGAGTTCCAGCGCGGGCTGAACAACACGGCAATGGGCTGCGGGGCGCTGAGAGGCAATGCCCCTTCGTCCAAGCACAACACTGCAGTCGGACTGAACGCGATTTCCACCAATACCGGCGATAACAATTTAGCAATCGGCGAAAATGCGCTGTATAATTTTTTGACTCCCACCATCGCGCAGTCCGGGAATTACAATGTGGCGATTGGAAACAACGCCATACAATACAACGTTAGCGGCTATCAGAATGTGGCGCTGGGAAACCAGGCGCTCAACAGCAACACCACCGGCAGCATGAACGTTGCAATTGGAAACAATGCGATTGCGGGGGCGGGGTCGGGGGCTGGCACCGGCACCGCCAGTCAAAACGTTGCCGTCGGAAACCAGGTGCTCAACAACAACGTGACCGGTTCTCAAAATGCGATGGTGGGCATGGGTGCCGCATATTACAACACCAGCGGGAGCAACAATGCCGCGCTGGGATACAATGCCATGCTGAATAACACGACGGGGTCCGACAATGTGGCGATCGGAAACGGCGCATTGAGCAGTAACCAAACCAGCAACAGCAATGTGGCGATCGGCAATTCGGCGCTGCAGGCGCACACGACGGGCGACGGAAATGTCGCGGTTGGCGATTTTGCGCTATCCGTGAGCACCAATAGCACCGGCAATGTCGGCATTGGCCGCCACGTTTCCACGAACAACAACAATTCGTGCATTCTGCTGGGGAACAATGCGCAAACGATGAACAGTTACGAGCTTGCCATGGCCGGAATCAATTTGGTTGCGCCAATTACTCCAGCTCCTGCGCTGGTTGGATACATGCCAATACGGTTGAACAATTACAGCATTGGGCTCACGCCGGGGACGCAGTTGCAGCAGTATTACATTCCGCTTTATGCGGGCCCCCCTGCGCCCCTGCCCGTGCCGGAAGTCATCATTGCCAATCATTCTTCGTTGGGCCAGCTGGGATCCGGAGGCGTGGGCTTGTTGATCGGATTTCCGTCGGATTATGCGGGCGTTAGTTCAGTCACCATTACAAACGCAATCTCGGGGGGGTCATACACCATTTCAGGAGCGCCGGCGACCAATGGCTATTACGTGTTTTACGAGGACAACAATTCGGGGTTTTGGCCGAATATCCCGCCGTCATATGCAAACCTGGTGCAAACGCCCGCATTCACGTTTCCGAATTACAATCCCGGGTTGTGCAACAATGTAGTGAATGGCGTTGGCATCAGCTTTGCATACATCCTTGGAGCAGTCACCAGCACGGTGTCATACACCCCGACCGCCAAAAATTTGAACATCTCGGATGGATACCAATACCAGCAATACGACGGATACGCGGCAGCCACCAGCCAGTTCCAATGGGGCGGCAATGGTGGCATGCAACTGTGGGGCGAGCAAGTGGGCAGTGGCCCGCAAACCTATGCGGCGTGGCAAGCAGCAGGCGGCGGCAACTATCAATTCAACAGCATTTACAAGCAGCTGTATCCTTTTACAAGTGCAACTGTGGCTTCTGCGTCGGTTGGTTCGTTGAACATTGGAACGGGACGGGCAATCACCACTTATCCATACTATGAGCCGCTTATTTATTCATGGATTGTCAACACCAACACGTTGACATTAACTCCGGGGTACGCCGCCGGCTACACTGCACTCATTGGAACGAGTATGGGTTCAAGTAACATATCCGCCAATGCACCTAACGCCACTCCGATCAACGTCACCCTTCAGCCGTCTTACACAAGCACTCGGTATTACATTACCGTTAAAAATGGTGCCACAACGGTTGGGTACAACGTGGTTAGCATATTGTACCCCCTTGGGTTCACACAAGTGAGCGGCACCGTGTCCACCCGACTTAGTTCCGATGCAATTAAACAAGTCACATACTGGGTATCCACTGACAAGACAATTCAAGATGGACAATCATACGTCGCGACTAGTGGCACTGGAAGCATAACTGGCGCAGTCACGCTCACCAAAACCGGCAATGACTATAGAATCACGAATTTTGAGATTCCGCCGATAGCGGGAACCGTGACAAATATACGCCAACCCACATCCGCGCCCACACCTGCACCCACGCCTGTGCCCACCCCTGTGCCCACCCCTGTGCCCACCCCGGTTCCTACGCCTGTGCCCACCCCTGTGCCCACGCCCACACCTGTGCCAACACCTGTGCCAACACCTGTGCCAACACCTGTGCCAACACCTGTGCCCACGCCTGTGCCAACACCTGTGCCCACACCTGTGCCAACACCATCTGTGAAAACAATCGCGAGCGAAAACAGTCCAATCACAACATCAATACCAAGAGCATTTGTGAAGTTGCCCCCTCAGTACTCTACTAACACTATGACAAGCATTGCTGGATTTACTCCACAAACGTACACCACCACATCATCAATTGTGTTGGCTGGTCAATCTAGTCAATCTATCGTAGCGGCAATGAACCTTGGTCCTGATTACGAATTCTTTGTATCATCATTTCAAGTCTATATTGAAGCCTTCAGTCCAAAAATTGAATTTTTGAATGCAAGCAATGCGGTTATATACACGCTTCAAACAACTGCCAACTATTTGAATGTCACTGTATTGAAAACGTTTCAAGTTCCTAATATTAACATGAACAGTGTAACTGCAATCCGATTTTCATCATCATCTCTGGTGAATAAAACCGTAATTATTAATGGTTTTACTGGAAACCAATGGTGTTTCAACATGACATATGCTTTTAAGATAACATATTCTACTACTACTACTTCAACAAAAGGTATACACGGGGACTATTTGGGTGTACAGACATTGCCTAGTTATTCTCATAATGTAACGATTATGCCTGGATACAATCTTGGAAGTTACAGTAGTTATACCAACATCACACTTACGTTGGGTGGGTCAACAATTGGAGTCATTCTCGGAGTCGATACATTTATTGTGTCCGCATTTCAACTCTATATTGCAGGGATAGATATAAAATTTGAATTTTTGAATACTGCGAATGAGGTTATTCGTACGATTCAAACAATTGGAACGATGCCGGATGCCACTATATTGAAAACGATTCAAGTTCCTGACGTTAATTTAACCGATGCGAACAAGGTCCGGATTACAGGGGGGAACTTGGCTGGCCATTATGTGATATATGCACAGACACAGGCAATGCAGTTGCTTTGCAACATAATATATTCTATCCCAAAACCACCCCAGCTAACCCCATTAACACTATTTGATAATTTAGATCCAACCGAAATGTCCAATTCCAGTGCTTTAATCACCAAAGACTTGGAGATCAGTTATTTTATATACAGAGTCCCCACATTATTCATGAATTACAAACCGTATTACATTACCATTCCGTCCATCACGCTATCTAGAACAGGAACCCCGTTGCAATTCTCTTTTTCATTATTAGCAGGATTTAAAACTTATGTTACTACCACTTTTTCAATCAGCTCAAGCTACCCCACCGGCTTCACTATTCCATTGCAATCAACTTATACTGGCACCGGCATAAATACTACTTTAACCAATACAGCTGGTGTTACGTTCACTGTCACTTATCCAACTACCAATGCGGCACCTTACTTGGAGGCAAATGCCAATATTACGGGAGTTCTGACTTACACCGGAGTCACACCCACAAACAACACAAACATCACAACTGGCCAGCACTCATTTTCCGGATTAGTTGTTAAGCTGTATGGAACCGATATCATAATTGATCCAATTCTGGCACCAAGCACGCCGTCGGTCAAGACCCCCATCACGTATTCAAGTGCGAAGACGGTTGGGTTTACTGCAGCCACGACAACCGCTCCAAATGCAGCAATAACCTATACGATTTATCCAACCCCTGCAACCCCAACCACAACCATGACAACACTTACAACTGCGATTGCAAGCATTCCTGGAACACCCAACCCAAATTCATTTAAATTGAATGCCACCACGCCCGAATCCGGCAATGTAACCATTTATGCAAATTCATCGGAAGTTACTGGATACTACCCAAAGAGCACGTATGCGCAATCCACTGTTAAAAATTATGCAGCAACATTGCCTTCGGACAAAGTGGTTCCATTTGCCAACACGTACAATATCGCAACTGGGCCAACCACTTACGCCGCTGCGTTTTCGGCGGCTATGCGCATTAATTTCACCCAGAATGTCATTTTGAATGCATTGGACTTTGGGTATATATTTGACAATTTCCTTAATAACAGCACAAATAATGGTGGATACACTGCCACTGGAGCAACCACTACATTTACAATGAGCGTGGCCGAGACAAATGGACCAAAAAATATATATGACAAGGTTAAATTTACTGTGACCCCGAACAAATCAGGGAATGTGTACAGTGCATTGCACACGAGCAGTTCCAATGCGGATGGTTCAAATGATGGAACTCTTCTGTCTATTCCGTTCGCCCCCACCCCGGCAACGGCAACTGCTACTGTTACTGGAGGTGTCATCTCGTACACTATCACAAATCCTGGTTGGGGATACATGTCTGCTCCTTTTGTCATTATCACAGGAGAACCAAACACGGCAATCGCTTATGCTACAATCAATTCGTCGGGTTCCGTGACTGGAATCACATTCACTTCCGGCAACGCTGGATATGGTTCTGCTCCAACAATCACATTCAATGCCCCCGCAACGGTGACACCGGCAACGGCAACTGCTGCTATTTTGCCCAATACTAATGGGGCTATCAATATCACTATTACAAATGGTGGTTCGGGATATTTATACCCTCCTCAGGTTGTTATTTCAGGAGAACCAAACACGGCAATCGCATATGCTACCATCAATTCGTTGGGTTCCGTGACTGCAATCAATTTCATATCAATCAGCAATACATTCACAGCAACCAAATATGGATACACCACTGCTCCGACAATCACATTTTCATACATCCCCGTGGCAGCGGCAAAGGCAGTTGCTAGCATTATTCCTAATTCCAATGGGGCCATCGCGTGCACTATTACAAATCCGGGATATGGATATTCTCACCTGCCATATGTTATTGTCACAGGAGCACCAAATACGGCAATCGGGATTCCTACTATATCTGCGTCGGGTTCCGTTATTGGAATCACATTCCCATACGGTAATACTGGATACACCACTGCTCCGACAATCACAATTCCATTCTTCACCCAGGCAACTGCAATTGCTTCGGGCAAAACATTAGCGGGCACTGTTACTAATCCTGGTTCGGGATATATATACCCTCCTTCGGTTGTTGTTGAAGGAGACGCAGCAGTCGCAAATGCAACTACGGATGGCGTTAAGGTGACTGGAATCACATTCACCAGCGGCAATACTAACTTTTCGTATCCTCCGTTAATCACACTTCCATTCTTCACCCAGGCAATGGCAACTGCCACTATTAGTGGAGGTGTCATATCGTCGGTCACTATCACAAAACCTGGTTCGGGGTATTTATACCCTCCTTCTGTCATTATTACAGGGGAACCAAACACGGCAGTCGGCGTTGCCGATATTAATCAAGGGAGAGTCGTTGGAATAACATTCACATCAGGCAACACTGGATACACCAGTGCACCGACAATCGCATTTTCATACATCCCCGTGACATCGGCAAGAGCAACGGCAATCGCGAATATTAGGTTCGGAACCATATTGCCAACTATCACGAATCCTGGTTCGGGATATTCTTATCCCCCTTCGGTCATTATAACAGGAGCGCCAAACACGGCAACTGCTACTGCTAGCATCAATTCGTCGGGTTCCGTGACTGGAATCACAATCACTTCCGGCAATGGTGGATATGTCATTGCACCGACAATCACGTTTGTATATAACCCCGTCAATGCAACGGCAACTGCTACTATTAGTGGCGGAGTCATCTCGGCAACTATCACGAATCCTGGTTCGGGATATTCTTATCCCCCTTCAGTCGTTGTTACAGGTGTTGCTGGAGATCCAACCACGGCAGTCGCAGTTGCTACTATTTCTGAATCGGGAAGCGTGATTGGAATCACATTCGCATCAGGCAATACTGGATATACCCGTGGCGTTCCGACAATCACAGTGGCGAGTCCATCATCGTTTCCAACCTATGTTTCGGATTTTAGGGATGATACTGCTGACCCTCAATTAGCATTTAATGTTGGTGATGAAATCACCATCACTTTGGAATCCAGCAACCCCGGATCGGTTTGGACCACGCCAACCACGTCATCGTCTGGCGTTCAATCTGGACTCACGTTTCCCTTGGGTGAAATGTGCGGCGCATTGATTTGCACTCCAACAACATCCGAGATAACTGTTGCCAATCTTAAGAATACACAATTGCCTGATGTGGATATTAATTACATTACTAAACAATTCGGTTCGGGTTCTGCGGATTCCATTGCTTCGCCTTCCATTGACATTAATGGAACGTTTATACTCGCCGGGTTCCGATTCACGGGCATCACAATATCGCAAAGTGGTTCTAATTTCCCTGCTGCGACAATTGAACTACGGGCGGACATTTATAGGGGGGGCTCTGTAATTTTTCAAGTGTTCTTCAAGTACATTGAATCCGGCGCAACGACTACTACATTGTACATTCCATTTAGTTATACGGAATATGCCAAGGTTAGCACGACTGCCAACTCAATCTGGGTTTCGCGCATTGTTCCGACTTCCGTGTATTTCAATCAACCTCAAAACCCAATTTTTTACACCGGTGAGACTTTTTCAATCAAGTTGGTTAATATCAGTGGCAACAACAATCTCAATTGCACCTTTATTAAAACAACTGTAAGTGGAGTCACGTATGCTACTGGAATATTACGGGGCATTAATGAGACATTGCCAACAATTACTACACCGAGTCCTGTAATAAATCCCATTTTTCAGAATCAATCCACAAACACAGTAATTACAATTCCAAAACCAGTGTCAACTAATACAGCCAGTGGATTTACATATGTTTGTGAGAGTGAATTCGTTAGTCAAACCCGAACCAGTTCGGATTCTTCCCAAAATTGCATACTTACATTTGAACCTTTTTACAGTGGTATTTATAGAAACAATTCACTTACGGCATATCAAAAATCAAGCACGGCATTTTCCAAAGGGTCTGTTTCTTATCCAAATTCATTTATCCTCATAAATACGGCCGAGAGAACGTGTGTCTCCGTTCCGCATGTAGGAGGAACACTAGTCAATTTTGGTAATTATACCACTGAATTCAAGGCATGCCTGTCTCAATACGGAAATATATTGGGATTCAGTTTTCAACATTTCGGAGGATTTACCATTGGTAGTATGAATACAACAATTACCTTTACTGTAACTGTAAAAAACCAGGTAACTTCGGCTCAAACAAGTTTCACTATAACGATCATACATAACGTCGGCGCCATTGATAAAAATGGTACAATGGCATATATTCCATTTTCTCCTCAGTCGTTCACCTATATGCCAACATATGTTCAAAATATCACATATTCACCATCCGGTGGACTTAATCAACGAATGACTGAAGATCCTTCAATTTTTGGACATGTTGTTATGGTGAACATTATTGCGAACTTCTCGGGAATAGGAAAAATCTACAAAGGCGCCAACGATTATCTAGCTGGAGCATTGATTACATCTTCCAAGCCAAATGGTGGTTGGACTACCGCATCTACAACTTATGTGAATAATGCGTATACCTCAGACAAAACTAATTTAATAAACACTAGTTATTTCAGTATTTTAAACCAGACAGGATACTCCGTGGCTGTTTATCCCTCTATGGTTCTGGTTGGCATAGAAATTCCACAGCTTGATCTATCTGCAGATATAACGTTTCCAGTGACCTTCTTATTATCTGTTTATTTTAGAACCACCACGAGTTTTACACTTTACAGGTATCAAATGAAAATTGTTATAATAAAACCCGATAATATTTTAGCTAATATGTCCACATTTACATTTAATTGCAGTATGCCACTTCCGGGAGATGTAGGCTCGTATGAAGCTAGATTTGTGCATGGATATTATATATCTGAAATAACAGCATCCGGCAGTCAGCTCAGTCCCAACATTTACTTAATCTCCGGTATTAATGGGTATACCGGAGGCAACATTAATTCTGGTGAATTACTACAACAATCATATCCTGTTTTCTCCTTTAAAGATTTTACATATTACAATGCAGGGTTGGGGTATAATGCTACTGTGTATCCCAACGAATTACTTTTTGTGGCCGATTTTCAACCGGAAATTATTATTAATAGTAATTCTTACCGATTTAATAGTGGGGGTGTATCCAGACCAACTGGTATTGTACGATGGCATCCTAATCTTGAACTTAAATAAATTTATAGTGATATGTATAATCATATAAATCGCACAAGCAATCCATTAAATAATTAATCATCAATCAACAATAAACCATCAACAATCAACAATCAACAAATCCAAAATTCAAAATGGCCTTCACTCGCATTCACGACGACTATTGCCGCATTGCCAAAGAGGTGCAGGAATCCACCGGCGCGGGCCGCTACGTTCTCAACGTGCCCGGCAACGGCGACAAGCCCTGCTACATGGAAGACCCCTGCATTCGGCTCCAAAGCTGGGGCGGCAACTTAAGGACCAATTCAGTGGAGCTGGAGAATGATTTGCGCGGGCTCAACATGCCGCTGTCCCGCGACTGTATCAATTACAAGGTCGGCGCCGCAAAGGTGGGTGACGCCCCCGTGCAGTACCCCTCGTGCACCCCGTTCGTGGAGCAGCCGCGCGCCACCGACCCCGCGTGGACCGCCCGGGATTTAGAGCAGCCGCACTTTTATTATCTGCATTTGAACCCGCAAGAGAACGCGTGCATCCCGTTTCAGAACAACTTGAGCACGCGCATCCTGGAAAAGGACTATTTCACACAACCTACGGGTCGAACCTTTCCCTGTCAGGGTCAGGGTAATTCCCCTTCCATTTCCATCCCCCAAAACGTGTTCACGGCTTAGCCCCCAAATCCATGCGACAACGAAATCATTAAGAAGGTTCTGTCTGGTTGGTTCCATTCCATTCACAAGTTATTAGTCATGGCAATATATAAATAAAAAGTATATTTATATATTAGTATTTAACATTTCAGAACACATATATATCTATACATTTGCATTTGCATTGCGTGATGGCCGAACTTGCAATTCCTTTGTTGGGGTTAGCCAGCATGTATCTCCTGTCCAACCAAAAAAAGAACAATGATCCCAAGGCGTTTAGTGGGGTGGGCGCGGCTGCTCCTGCTCCTGCTCCGGTCACAGAGGGCTACGTGAACATGGGCCGGCCCGCGAATGCCGTGCCCAACGTGGCGATTCCGCCGGACAACTATCCCGTGTTCAAGCCCAACACGGGCTACGACGCCAACGAGTACTCCAATTTCCCGAACCCCAACGCCGCCACCGACAAGTACTACGTTCAGGCGGCGTACGAGGAGGTGGCCAACGGCGGCTCCGATTTCGGCGGCAAGACGCAGTTCGGCGACAGCTACCAGCAGCGCCGCCAGGTCATGTCACTCACGGGAAAACCCATGGACTCCGCCGAATTTAAGCACAACAACATGGCGCCGTTTTTCGGGGCCAAAATCCGGGGTCGCACCGCCGACGCCAACGTGCAGGAGTCCGTGCTGGACACCATGAACGGCGCGGGGTCGCAGTGGGTCAGCAAGTCGGAAGTCGCGCCGCTGTTCAAGCCGCAGGAGAATTACAACTACGTGTACGGCACGCCGAACACCAGCGACTTCATGCAGTCGCGCCAGATGCCGTCCAGCAAGATGTCCAACGTGAAGCCGTGGGAGGAGGTGCACGTGGCGCCGGCGCTGGACAAGGGGTTCACGGATGTCGGCAGCGGCGGGTTCAACTCCGGCATGGACGCGCGCGACAAGTGGGTGGACCGCGACGTGGACGAGCTGCGCGTGAAGACCAACCCCAAGCTCACGTTCGGCCTGGAGACGCACGAGGGGCCGGCGTACTACTACATTCCGAACGCGCCCAGCGCCGACACGCAGGGCAAGGTGGAGAAGTATTTGCCCGACACGTATTATCTGAACACGCCCGACCGCTGGCTCACCACCACCGGGTTGGAGAAGGCGCAAACCGCGCGCCCCATTGAGGCCGACCGCTTCGTCAACCGCCCGTCCACCACGTCGGAGTACTTCGGCGCGGGCGCCGAGCAAAACGGCGCGGCCACCTACGCGCCCCCCGCCGTGGAGCCGTCCAAGCGGCAGCACATAGATCCCAGCAAGCACCACGCCATGAACATGGCCGCAGCGAACCAGAAGCCCGCATCCACCGCCGACCACGGGCGGCTGGGGTACAAGCTGCTGCACAACAACCGCAGCACCAGCACGAACGCGGTGGCACCGGGCGGCGTGTTTGGCGCCATGCGCGCCGTGGTTGCGCCGCTGCTGGAAGTGGTGCGCCCGTCGCGCAAGGAGAACGTCATTGGCAACCTGCGCACGTATGCGAACGCGGGCACCACGGTTCCGTCGGGCACGGTGTTCAACCCCGCCGACCGGCTGCCCACCACCATTAAGGAAACCACGACCGGGCTGCTGGATTTCAACCACCTGAATTTTGAGCGCCAGACGAATGCGGGCTACCAGGTGGAGGAGCAGCAGCCCGTGGAGAACCAGCGCGACACGACCACCGACGTGGAGTACCTGGGGGCGGCCGGCGGCGCCGGGGCGCACATGGGCAATCAAGTGTACAACGCCGCCTACAACCAGCACAACAACACCAACAAGGTGCAGACGGCGTGGACGAACCAGGGCAACATGAACCTGCTGAACCACAACGAGAACGTGTGCGTGCGCAAACCGCACACCACCGTGCACAACTACATGGGCGCTGCTGCGCCGGGCCCCAACACGGTGAACATGCCGCCGTCCGTGGAAACCTACGGCAAGGCGCATGCGGGTAAGAACTACCCGCGCAACGCCATTGAGTGCGAGCGGATCAACCCGGAGATTCTGGACGCCTTCCGCAACAACCCGTACACGCAGAGCTTGAACAGCTACTGCTGCCGATGATAGGAGATACAAGCGATTGATAAAGAGATCCGCCCGATTGATAAAAAAATCATTCAAATAATTATAATAATTATATTTGCAAATATATAATTATAACAGGTTCCATTCATTCATTATCCATTACAACCACACACCCACACAACCCCACGCCGCGCATGAATTACTTTGTTTTATTTAGCGTAATTCTGATTGTGGCGTGTGTAATTGTGTTGCTGCTTCCGTTGAATCCAACTCAAACACCTCAGCATCAGCCTCAGCCTCGGCCTCAGCATCAGCATCATTCTCAGCCTCATATTTTAGAAGGGTTCCCATTCCCAGCGTCGGCACCATCGGCCGCGGATCAGCGCAGTTTATCCAGTGCTGCCGGTTCAGCCGATGGCAGCTCCGAACATGAGTATTTGTTGGACAACCTGCTCCGAAAGCACGATCGGCTGGCCGAGGCCTTTGAAACCCGCGATGCCACATTGAAGACAAATGCAAACCCCGTCTCGGCCACCACGACGCAAAAAAGGAGCATCGCAACCACTAGTGCCAGTGCCAGCGCCAGTGCCAGTGCCAGTGCCAGTGCCAACCCCGTAACCGAACCATTTGAAACACGGAATGCCGTTAAAAGTGGAGATATTAGCGTGGCGGTGGGTTGCAGCGAAAAATGCGTTAAAATTACGGACACGTCTGATTCCATTGGAGGCAGCTGCGTGAATCCTCCAATTTCCGCCACCAACAAGACCCCGGACTACTCCAAAAAGTACTGCCCCGCATTCCGAGTGCCGGACGGGGATTATTCAATGCGCGAACAGGAATGCGCGACCTGCGGATATTACACGTTCACCGCCGAATGCAAAGCCAAAGCTGATCCAACGGACAAAACAAAATGCACGAGGTACGGGCCGTACACATATCAACGCCCGACCGGGACCACCAACCAGTACATGACTTGCAAATCCAACAACGATGAAATATGCAATTTATTTTTGGAGAAGGGTGGCAGCGGAGGCGTAGGTGGCGGCGGTTCCGGGTTCACGGGACCAGCTTGTTCGGCAGCTACATGCAACCACAAAAAGGTGACAATCACCGGCGTCACTTCGGACACGCAAAAATGTGTCATTCCAGGGTGCTTATCATACAGTGGCGGCATGTTGCCGTATCCCAAAGATTTTTACGGGAATGACCGAATTAATCCGTGCAAAGAGGACGGTAATGGTGGGTATTTGTGTCCGGCAATCACGCCTGGGACCAATGAATCTTATGATTCGGGCGGAGGATCGGGCGATCCGTGCTACACCACCGCAGGCATGGTTGATTTCAACAAATTTCAATCCATGAACACAGTTCCAAAATGCAACAATGTCAGACCAACCTCCGTTCAGAATTTCGAACCCAAAAATGTTGGCGACAATCCAACTGGCTCTAGTGGCAGTAGCAGTGGCAGTGGCTCTAGTGGATCTAGTGGCTCTAGTGGCTCTAGTGGCTCTAGTGGCTCTAGTGGCTCTAGTGGCTCTAGCAGTGGCAGTGGATCTAGTGGCAGTGGCTCTAGTGGCAGTAGCAGTGGATCTAGTAGTAGCAATGGCACTAGTCAATGCAGCGGCCAATCTCTCACCATTGATGTGTACCATCACCGAGGAAACAGCAGCAGCAGCAGCAGCAGCAGCAGCAGCAGCAGCAGCAGTCATAATGATGGTTCGGGTGGTTCAAGCAGCACATATTATGCTGAACCTGAACCCGGCCCCATCTATCTTGGACTTTATTAGTAACATGGAAATATTAGACAGACAATGGTTTTATTCTGATGATGTTAAATCCTGCGCAATCTTCCATTACCAGGTATTATTGAGCGATTACCATGTATGTCAAAATGTCCATACTTCAGATCATTATCCATAGGTGGAGCACTTGGCCCAACAAGTGGTAGTGGTGGTGGTGGATACGGTGGTGGTGCATGAGACGGTGGTGGTGCATGAGACGGTGGTGGTGCATGAGACGGTGGTGGTAGTGGTGGTGGTGGATACGGTGGTGGAGCATACTGCGACGGTGGTGGTGGATACGGTGGTGGAGCATACTGCGAATAATCATCCATAGGTGGAGCACTTGCAACAAGTGGTGGTGGCCGATGCAAAAATTTTGCATGCGATGATTGTTGTTGTTCCAACACGTGTGCTGGAATGGCCCACCGCGACGGTGGTTCAGGTGGAACAAGCTCTAGTAAAAACTGTCGCAATGATTCGTTTGCATTATCTGGATTACTCTGCAACAACTGTTGCACCTTAACCATGTCATCGTCCACTAACTTTTTTTGCGTCGGGTCTGTTATCGCATCATACAACCCATCCAATCTAGTACGATACTCTGTTAATGTTTCTGTAGTTACGTCTTTTGAAATATCAGAATCGCGGCCTGCGCTTGTCTTCACAACCGCATCATTGTATGCATCATAAATTCTTTTATTTTCTTGGTTACCTGTTCTAATCCACATGGATTTTAAATAAATTGCATTTACTAACATTAATTTTTTTAGTTCCTTTGTATCCTTCGTAACCACAGATTTAACGGCAGATTTAATCGCTTGAAACATGCCACCGCTTCGTCGTCGTCGGTGAACTTTGCGCAAGGTTCGGGCGCGTTTTTTGCATGTGTGCGTTCGTTTTCGCTTTGAAGCCATTTTATTTACCTAATGTGCACAAGGTTATACAATATGCACGCATAATAATTTATGTAAATTGCATTGTGTATATCACTGCATCACTGCATCAATCCCATAATGTCCGCCTTGTTGATGTGCGTCTCCTTCGCAATGATCTTCAGGATTTTGCGGTGGGCGGCATCGTCTTTTTCAATGTTCTTGTACAGCTCCTTGCAAATGCTCTGGTACTCCATGTGCATCTTTTCCTTGGTCTCCCACCCCGGGTGAGCCTCCATCCAGTCCTGTATGACGCGTGTCTGATAGCACGACGTCATGTAAATGAATTTCTTCACGTGTTCGTGCATGTCGTCCTTGATCCACTCGTCGGTCTTGATGTACATGGTCTCGCGCTTGGCGTCCGTGCAGTGAATGGGGCGCAGGTGCACGTCCATGCCCTTCAGGTTGTTGGCAATGATGGAGCCCACGCCCTCCACGATGCCGTTCGTCTTCGTGAATTCCAGATCCTGCAGCGTGATTTTCAGCGTTTTCATGAAGTCGCTCAGCTTGATGGCGTCCTTGCACTCCGTGTTCAAAAACACCTGCACGTTGAACTGGTTGTTATGAATCGTGTTGTGTGTATGATTCGTGGTTGTGACATGTGCTACTTGGGTTGGTTGGGTTGGTTTTTCTTTTATCGTATCCACCAAAACACTCATGATATCTTTTTGCATTGTCATCATGGTTTTCACAATATCATTCAAGTCTGTTATTTGATCCTCGTTTTGTGCATTTTGTGCAAGTCGTTTGTGTCGTTCGGTTTCACAGTGCTGCACATAGTGACTCTTTTTATTACAAGAATATTGACACGGTTTGCAGAAGTGCTTCGCTTTTTTATCAATAAGTTTATCCATTCCAAAGTTTATTTAATTTGGATACTTGAGATATTTGGTATATTATGCAGATATTATATTTATGCTTTAAGCGTTTTTCCTAAAAGTGTGTTATTTTTTGCTAGTTAATAGGATCGGCCTATTTTTAGCCTATTTTTAGGCTTTTCCCTAGGGAAAAGAGCCTATTTTTGGCCTATTTTTAGGCTTTTTTGGACAAGGGTATGCACCAAAATCACATGTTTTGGTGCTTTTTTTTAAGTTTTTTTTGGGCCGATTTTTTTGCGTTTTTGGTGCCTTTTTTTAAGCGCTGCATTATGCTCACAAAAAACAGATGGTATTTTAAAAATATTTTTTTGTTATTTTCGATTCGAATTTGCACAAGACTCGAAAAATTTTTGAGAAATGGACATAAAAAGTATGTCCAAAAATCGAAACCTCGAAACCTTTTTGTGCAAATTCGACGCGCACTAGGTAATTTGCGGAACTTTTTGGGCGCGCATGTCATGACAGCATATATGGTCTCATGAAACATTCGTCCGATTTTTCGCCGATTTCTCCAAGCGGATGCGTGGTGCCTTTTTTTAAGCTCGGCGGCGCGTTGAGGAGCGACGAGTGCGTTGATGACCGCCGCGCCTACATATTCTACCTCCGCTCCTGGAGCTCTGCCTCTTGATCTTGCTCTTGCTATTGCTCTTGCTCTTGAAAGGATTGTTGGAACCCAATTCCCTGTAAAATATTGCCATAGTTGAATCCCGGTCAACTGCGGCGTTATACAATTCATAATACCCCTTCTTATTGACGTACCTTTCTGCGACCATTAAATGCTCCCAGGTGAACGCATCAAGGTCAATGTCAAATTCTTCGTCGTCATATTTCTTTTTCAACAATTCAAATGAAAACAATGCATGTTTGGATTTCCATGCATGCCCGCTATGTCTTGTTACGTATTCCAACGCGAATTCGTACGCGTCCTTGTTAAATTCATTTATTTTTAGTTTCATTTTTAGGTTAATGATTGAGTTATGTATTTATATATGGTATATACAATTATTGCATATATAATTTTGCTCGGCTCAAAAAACCATTCATTCATGCAATTCATGCCAATTCATTGCTCCCAGACGACCACAGGCCCGCCGGAGGGCCACGCAGCATAGGGGATCGCCTTGCTGGTGGATTGCGGAAAAGACAGCAGCTTTTGCAGCGCGGCTTGGCGGCGTTCCAGCGGGGTCTGCTTGGCGCTGGACGGTTCTCGGCGCGTGAGTTGTTTGAACCGCCATTCAAACTGCAGCGCGGCCTGCCATGTTGGGAACCCGGTCACGTGACATGCGCGGCGCCAGGTTTCACCCCGGGCCACTTTGGCGCCGGTGGCGTGTGCCCCGCCGCTGAGTTCCTTGTTGTGCTGGCGCAGCCGGCGTTCCAGATTCACGGTGGCGCCTACATACGTGGTGCGTTTGGAAGATGATTCCAGCAAATACACGAAGAATTCCTTAGCATCCTTGGCATCCTTGGTTTCTTCTTCGCAAATGGGAACAATTTCATCGTCGGTTTGCATAGTGGTGGTAGTGGATGGGGGGGTGTATTGATTATGTATACTATGTATACTATGTATACTATGTATATTATGCATTTATGTGTTTATTAGAAAATGAAAAATACAATTTTTTTCATTTTTTTCATGATTTTCATGATTTTCATTGAGGCACTAGCGGAGGCACTAGCTAGCTAGAACTCATGGCTCTTCTGGGCATTGCACTGGGCACATCATCCAATACAACTGCGTAGTCGTCATCGGCATCGGACAATTGTGAATCAATGTGGTACGCGTGATGAGCTTGACGATCGGATGCAGGTGCGGACAACTGGATGTCGTCGTCGTTGAATTCGGTGCTTTGGGTGTCACCAGAGATACAGCGTCCCAATGCGCGACGGCACACCTCGTATGCCACCGGCGTGTCGTGCGAATCGTGCTGAATGGAGTGCATGCGATCCAGCCCCATGCCGGCTGCATTGCGTTTGGTGGACGGGTCAGATCCGATGAACAGAATGGAATGCATCGGATTCCGTTTTTTGTTGTCGGCGATCATTTCATTGACGCCGGATTGATTGTGCACGCGGGAATCGTTGTTGTCGCCGTCACTGAAGACGTAAGTTGTGGCTGGAACTCCGACGCTGGACGTGTTCATCCGGTCAATTGCGATGGCGACTGCATCCCACAATGCGGTCATGCCATCGCACACTAGATCGTTGAGGGCCATGATCGGGACATCGTGCACCGGAACCCGTTCCCCCACGCGAATGTTGTCGTGTGACGAGAATTGGATGATGTGGATGTGGGCCCGGTGTTCACATGGGTCGCGGTAGCGTTTTTTCAGGTCCACAATGATTTCGTTGATGCCGTTGACAACCGACACGCGCTGGTCATGCATGGAGCCGCTGACGTCTTGCACAAACGTGACATCCATGTCTTTTGTGGCAATGGGAGGCAGATTGAGATTGTCTTGGGATTCGTTGATTGCGGCGGTGTCGTTGATTGCGGCGGTGTCGTTGATTGCGGCCATATTGTTATTGACTCAGGTGAGGGTGTTGTTGTTGTTCCATCTTTTGATTCTGAAAGAAGCTTTCAATTTTTTTTCAAATGCACAAAATGAAAACGAAATGAAAACACTATTTTGCAGTCGCAGTGTGTTTTTCATACACGTGCTTGCATGCGCCCAGCGTGGTTATTCCAATGAATATCCATGATTGATTGTAAAAGTATTTGGATGTGTCTAAAACTTGAAGCGTGTAAGAACACACTGGATTGGCCATATTAAAAAAGGTGACAATGTATCCGTAGAATCCGGACGGCGCACAGTAATACGCATATGTTTGCGCGGCAACCCAGTGCAGCGATGCAAATGCAACGGGCGCACACATAAACGCGATGCCATTCATTTGTTTTGCATATCGCGTGTTATTTTTAATTGCCTTTTTTATTGCATTTGTTGCATTTGTTGCGTTTACATTTGTTGCATTTGTTCCGCCGGATTCGTGATGGATGAATTCCACAATCCATTATTTGCGCGCATCCCGATAATTTTGAACGAACCACTGCACCGTTTCGCGAAGTCCCTGGCGAATGGACGTGAATGCAAACGGTGACTCGGCGCCGTAAAGTCGCTTGAATTTAGCGTTGTCCGCCGTTTTTTTGAATTGGCCGTCGGCCTGTGCGGTGTCATACACAATGGCATTGTCAAACCCGATCGCGTCGGCAATGTGCCGCACCACTTGTGCGATGCTGATTTCATCGGCGGGATCCACCGAGAGAATGATGGAACCTGCGCCTGCGCCTGCGGCGCCTGAGTCATCGCTGGTCGCATCGTAGTGCTCCAGCGTCCAAATCAGCAGCAGCGCCAGGTCGCGCGAATAAATGAATTGCCGGAGCGGCGCACCGCTCCCCGCAACCACCAGCGGCACCCCCTGCTGCTTGGCCAGGTAGCACTTGTGAATCAGCGCCGGAATGACGTGCGCATCGTCCAGGTGAAAGTTGTCGTGCGGGCCGTAAATGTTGGTGGGAATGACGCACACGTAGTTGCGGCCGTGCTGTTCCCGGTAACAGCGCGACTGCACCTCCAGCATGCGCTTGGCATAGGCATACGCGGCATTGGAAGCGTGCGGGGGTCCGGCGTGCAGCATGGTCTCGTTAATTTGCCGCGGGGTCCTTGCCGCCCTGTCATCCGGGAAAATGCACGTGGAGAGGCAGCTCACCACTTTGGCCACGCCCAGTTCGTGGCACGCGCGCAGCACGTTCATGTTGATGCGCACGTTGGTTTCAAACATGTCCACCTTGCACCGCATGTTTTTGAACAGGCCGCCCACCGCCGCCGCTAAATGAATGACCGCATCGGGCGCCACCGTGCGGAAGTATCGCAGCGTGGCATCGTAATCGGTCAGGTCGCAGTCGCGCGAGGATGCAAACACGAACTCATGCTTCAATTCAAGCCCAGATATGTGGCGCAGCGCGGATCCCACCAGACCGGATCCGCCGGTTACCAACACGCGTTGCACTCGTTGCATTTGTTGCATCTTGCGGTTGAGAGAAATTCCAACAGAATAATCAGAAGCCAGCGAAGCCAGAAGCGGAAAGAACGAATTAAATGATTTACGTGCAATTCATTTAAATAGTATATTGCATGAATTGTAATATATATCCCATTTTCTCTCAACATTCCCCAACAAGAAACAGCATGACCCATCCAAATGTTGCATTCATAACCGGCATCACCGGGCAGGACGGGTCCTATCTGACCGAGCTGCTGCTTAGCAAGGATTATTTGGTGCACGGCCTGATCCGGCGGTCGTCCACGATAAACACGGCGCGCATTGAGCACCTGTTTCACAATCCGGCGCTCAAGCTGCACTACGGCGACATGACGGACGGCGCTTGCCTGTACAAGATTCTGAACCACATCAAGACAGCGCACCCGACAATGGAGCGTCTGGAGATTTATAACCTGGCCGCGCAGTCACATGTCAAAATCTCGTTTGAGATGCCGGAATACACGGCGGACACGGATGCCTTCGGCACGTTGAAGCTGCTGGAATCCATCCGCAACAATAATTTGGATGCGGTGACCCGGTTTTATCAGGCGTCCACCAGCGAGCTGTACGGCAAGGTGCAGGAGATGCCGCAGCGCGAGACCACGCCGTTTTATCCGCGGTCGCCGTATGCGGTGGGCAAGCTGTACGCGTACTGGATCGTGAAGAATTACCGCGAGGCGTACGGCATGCACGCGTCCAACGGCATCCTGTTCAATCACGGCGGCGTGCGCCGCGGCCACAATTTCGTGGAGCGCAAAATCACGCTGGGGCTCGGCAAGATTCTGCGCGGCGAGACGGACCGGCTGGTGCTGGGCAACATTGATTCGCAGCGCGACCTGGGCAGCGCGCAGGACTACGTGGAGGGCATGTGGCTCATGCTGCAGCAGGATGCGCCGGACGACTACGTGCTGGCCACGGGGGAGACGCACAGCGTGCGCGAAATGGTTGAGCTGGCGTTCGGCATGGCGAACATCCGACTGAAGTGGCGCGGCACGGGCGCCGACGAGGTGGGATACGACGAGGCCACCGGCAAGGACCTTGTGTTCATTGATCCGAAGTACTACCGTCCGACGGAGGTGGACGTGCTGTGGGGTGACGCGTCCAAGGCGGAGCGCGTGCTGGGATGGCGCCCGCGCACCTCGTTCCAGCAGCTCATTGCCGACATGGTGCAGCAGGACACGCAAACCGTGTACAAGATCATTTAGATTCTACAACATCACAATCACAATACAATTGCAAATGTCAATATTTACATTAATGTCGCGTATTAATGTAAAAATTGAATTAAATACACGGATGTGTTGCCTTTCATTATCTTTCATTATCTTTCATTATCACACTCATTTAATTGAACTCAATGCAAACAAATCCAACAACTCCAACAACTCCAACAACTCCAACAACTCCAACAACTCCAACCCATCATCCATTGATGGACCAAATTTTGAACCGCAAGCATGCGCTCACCAGCTTAACCGACGCCGAGTTTGAGGCGATTCTGCCTCAGCTGGCCGCTGAGCTGGAATCCAACGGGGTGCTGCGCGAAGCTTATAGTGACTCCGAAATACAGAAGGACTGGGCCCTATTACTGAAAAAAGATGCGACGGTCAATGCGTTCAACATTTCGGCCACGGAGGTGGCGGGCATGAAAGTGCTGCGAAAACACATGCGGCACTTTCACGCCGTGCGAAATTACAAGGGGCATTCCGTGGAGTCGCTGTGGACGCAGCCGTGCCTGGAAAAGGCGCTGCGATTCAACCGGGCCCAGCATTCCACGCCGTACGCGTCCGAAATCATTCGCTCGCTGTCGTTTGCCAACGGGCTGGGCAAGGTCACCATGTATCGTCCGCTCATGGCAAAAAAAGTGGTGTCCTATTTGGCCACCAAGGACGGACTGACGGACGTGCGCTTATTAGACGTGTGTGCGGGCTGGGGCGGCCGAATGATCGGCGCCAAAAGCGCGGACAAAGGAGGAGGGGGAGACAAGCTCCCCCCTCAAACCCCCCGCAAAGGAGGGGCTCTGAATGTGCATTACACGGGCATTGATCCCTGCGTGAAAACGTATGAGGCGCTGCGCGCCATTCGCGACGAACTGGAACTCACCAATGTGATATTAATTAACAAGCCCGCCGAAGTGGCTTTGCAAGAGCTTGAACCCAGTGCAAGGTATGACATTGCGCTCACCAGCCCGCCGTATTACAACCTGGAAATTTACTCGGACGAGCCGACGCAGAGCGTGGTCGTGTCGGATGGATATCAGGCGTGGCTAGACACGTTTTTGAGCCCGGTCATTAAGGGCGTCATTCGGCTCGGCGTGAAATACAGCTGCTGGAGCGTGAAGAACTTCAAGACCGACCGGAAGTACGACCTGCTGGACGATGTGATCCGGATCCACGGCGAGCACGGGTGGCACCTGTTAGACGGCGCCGTGTTCACGATGGCCAACAGCCGGCGCCCGGGACAAAAATCCGCGAGTGAAGAATATGTGACCCCAAAAAAAACGGAGGAGTGCACCTACGTCTTTGTTCGGGTGGCATAATACAGAAGTATTAGGCGCAACATAAAAAATATATGCAAATCATCGCATTTATTTTTTTTATACTTACACTTATAAATACTTATAATCCTTTTTATCCATCCATGGAACCACCGGGTGCTAAATTTGCAAAACATATGAAAAAAATGTCAAAATCTGCAAGAGCCATGCTTTCTCGTGCGAGTATTCCAAGAGACCTTCGTGATAAAATTATGAATGATACGATCTATGGTAACTGGTCTGAACCATTAGTCGGTGTTGAGTATGAGTCTTTTAGAGAAATGATAGATACGTACCACATCATTCATGCATCGGTTCTTAAACTATATCCAGGGTTAGACCCTTCATGGTTGATTCAAATCATTGAGACGTTTATTGAATTCTTAAAAACAACTCCACCAAATTCAGTTCCAATTTTTGATTTATTGCGTCCAATAGTGATGGAAAACCAATATCTAACCCTGTCGCAAGTGTATGCAAGGTATGAAAAAATACCTGGCAAGTACCGTACATGGGTTAAACGTTTCATTAAATATCCTTATAAGCCCGTTGAGCTTGAGGCATTAATGCAGGAAAGAGGCGTGACCGACGAATCGCTGGGTCATTATCTGGAAGACAGCGGTATAGCTGTTGACGGCGACATCGGTAAAGGAATAACCCATTTTTTTGATGAAGTCGTTGTTATATTAAGTGATATTTTTGACGAAATGACTAATAATCGCAGGTACATTATTGTCACAGAATCAAAATGCCCTCCAAATGAATTATACAAAAGGTTATTTTCAATGCAAGAATCAATGGCGGAAGAGGGGAGCCCAAAAAGGGCGAGCCTAACAATTCGTTGCAGTGTGTTTGACATGATTCCCATTTTTGAGATGTTGAAGTTGTTGGATCGGAAATATGGTGAACCTCCTCAGAAATATCGGAAATATATTGAACCTCTAACTTTTGACAAAATGTTGAAATTAGATTCGGAATTGAAGGCAAACCAAGGAGGAGGAGGAGGATTGACGCGTAAAAGGCGCATCAATAACAGGCGCAGCAAACTCCGTCGGAAATTCCATTTTTGATTTCCCCAATTTATTTGGGAATGCACCTACGTGTTTGGTCGGGGGGTGATATAATACAAAATCATCAATGCAACGTAAAACAAAAACAGTTCAATGATCATTGGTTGGTATGGTTGGTATGGTTGGTATTGATGTGGGGTGGAGGAGTTGAGGCTATGGACTTGAGGCACCATGTCTTTATATTATTTCGGAATGGTGCTTACAAATTTGCGCATGCACTCCAGTCCATGGATCGGCGTCAGATACGGCATGATGGCCGATTTCAGAGTCCACCAGCCCTGCTTGCCCTGGAACGTGACCACCTTTTTTTCGCGCAGCTCGCCCATGAGTTGCGCTTTTGTCACGCACCACACCTTCCACTCATGAAACTCTAGGAGGGCCAGCATGGCAAACGTGTAGTCGTGCTCGGGTTCCAGGTGCTGCCACCGGCAGTCGTCTTTTCCGGCCCATCGCCGGGCGCATTTGATTTCGCATTTGTGGCCCTCAAATATGCCGTCGTGCTGGCTGGAGGTTCTCGGCGCCATTTTGAACAATTCGGCCAGGATCAGTTCGCTGACGGAGCCAAACGGCTTGGAGTCCAGGCTCACCAGCTCCACCACTTCCGGGGCAGCATTCATTCGGACATAATACTGCGTCTGCGTTTCCCTTCTTACATTACTGGCGTATGCCTTGGTGTGTTTCCAGCTGTCCACTGAAAGCAATGGCAGCAATGGATGCGCCACAGAGGGCGCTGCTTCATTGGTTGCATTGGATGCGTTGTCGTTATCCTGGTTGTCCTTGTCTTGTTCATGATCAGGGGCTTGCATGGCTTGATTTTCTTGATTTACTGCATGAAAAGGATTACGCTTTTCATGTATTCAATTTTTTTGAAATTTGGTGTTTTTAATACCATCTATCTATGTCTCAACAATCAACAATAATCCCAATCATAATCATCATAATCGCTGTCAACAAACTCCCGGAAGGGGCAGCAGTCGGACACGAACACGACGCGCTCCATGTTGCGCAGCTGTTGGGCCGACAAGAGCCAGCGAATCTTGGCCCCGTCTCCGAACTGTGCCAAACGCTCAACCACACAGATGCCCGTCTCGTCGCGTCCGCCCGATGCGCCAACAAGGTACACGGTTTTGGTAGTGCGAACTTCGCGTTCGTCGGTGCTGATCGTAGTGTCGCGACAATCGCGCAGGTTGAAAAACACCATGCTCTTGGTGTAAACCTTCGGGTCAAACACGGGCGCCGGAAACTGGGTGGTTGGGTCAACTGTCCAGCGTGCAGTTCCTGGACGCGCCTTGCCCGGAAACAGGTTGGCCTTTTGCGATAACATCCAGAGCAGTTTGCGCGGGGTGACGATGCGCTTCAACCGATATTCCATTCTGAATGATGGATAGGACGGATATTCCAGCCGAATGGTCTGTTCAAACAGCGCATTGAAATCGGCCACGGTCTTGCATGCCACCAGTTCGTCTGCCCGCGAATGGACAAGGCACCACATCATGTTCACCATTCCTTCATGCTTCAAATCCCGCCCGGTGCTGTAAGGCGTGACGTATTTTACCACATCCACATCCACATCCACGTCCTTTGCATTGTCGTCGTCCTTGCCGATGTAAAATCCTTGGATCCGTTCATATTTGGACACCTCGGTTTTCATCGGCGGAAGCAGCCAGTTGTTCTTAGTGCGCCATTCCTGCATGCGCCGTTCAAACACTTCATTGGAATGTGCCTCGTTTTTAATTGCATCGTCATACATCCATTGCAATTGTTCTTCTCTCGTTCTGAAAATGGGGGAAGGTGCATCTGGGCGCCTCAGGTAAATGCGAGTTGGCCTGCATTGGGACTGCTCCTCTTGCTCAAGCTCGGCCTGTCCTCGTTTGGCGCATGTGTCGCATGATTCCGCTATACTTACGGCGGCGCATAAATCCGGGTTGAATGGGATGCTTGGCCTTGCAGTTGCAGTTGCAGTTGCAGTTGCGGGTTCTGCAATTCTGGTTACAGGCGCAGTTGCACTTGATTTGATCGTTGACGGAATGTTGCGTTTTGCGATGCTGGCCCAAGACGTCATTGTATAAAATGATGTATGATTTGATTGACTAATTGAGTAGGTATATGCAATCAATGTTTAAATCAATTTTTCAATATTTTCATGTTGTTGAGTGAATAAGTATTAAAGTTATCACTGCATGGCATTTAATACATATAAATACGTAAAATACATAAATATAATCCCATTTTCTCTCAAATGAATAAACTAGAACCACCGATGATGGCAACTTCAAAGAAACCCCCCCGGGTTCGCGTCGTCAAGAAACCAAACCCCAAACCCGAAGCCGGCGCCGGCGCCGGCTCAGGATTGTTGGACATTCACGGCGACATTCGGCAGAAGTTGCAGTACTTCATTGCGCAAAAGAAAATCCCTAACATCATATTTCACGGCGTGTCGGGCTGCGGCAAAAACACGCTGGCATGGAATTTCATTCGCAGCATTTACGGCAACGACAAGGTGGCGCTGAAGGACTACGTCATGCACGTGAATTGCGCGCACGGCAAGGGCATCCGTTTCATTCGCGAGGACCTGAAGTTCTTTGCCAAAACCAATGTGGATCTGAAGGACGGAGAGATATTCAAGAGCGTGGTGCTGCTGAATGCGGATAAGCTGACCACGGACGCGCAGTCCGCCCTGCGCCGGTGCATTGAGCTCTTCAACCACTCCACGCGCTTCTTCATTGTGGTGGAGGACAAATGCAAGCTGCTGCGCCCCATTCTGTCGCGGTTCTGCGAGATTCACGTGCCGGAGCCGTTCATTGACGGCGCACAAGTCAACCTGCACACGCACCTGCTGCACAAAACGTTTGCCGGATCCGCGTTGGATAGGCTGAAGCAGCAGCGCACCGAGTGGCTGAACAAGGCGGTGTCGTTCCAGCGCGCCTACGGCGCGGACGACATCATTCAATTGGCCAACGAGTTGTACGAGCGGGCTTACAGCAGCATGGACCTGTTGCGGTGGCTGGAAGGGCGATCCGAGTCGGAAATTTCGCCGGATAAAAAATACGAGAAACTCATCGCCTTTCAGAAGGCGCGCCACGAATTTAGGAACGAAAAGTTGGTCATGCTGTTCATGCTGCATTTCATGATATTTCGTTCCAATGACAGTTTAGAAAATATATCATTTATGTAAACCTCCCCTATCCCAACCATCCCAACCAACCCAAAACCAACCCAACCAACCCAACCAACCCAACCAATGGACGACTTTTCACTCGCAAGCCTGCAAGAATCTCGCAACGAATGGTGCGCCCGGTTGGTGAACATTTTAGCACCCATGATGTCGGAGGGGTTTCGGTCCATTTTTGACGAGGCGTGGAAGTTGTGCGAAGAAAACAATGAAACGGGGAAGTATTTGATGACCTTTCAGAATTTTCTCTCGCGCGTGCCCAAATGGAACGCAAACATCATTACGCAGGAGACGCAGCGCATTGTGGACCGCAGCGGGTGCGGGCATTTAGCCGACCTGGTCACGTGCGTGCACATTATCCAGCTGAAGAGCCTGACCTGCATGCGCGTGGGCAGCAAGCAGAAGAAGGTGGACATTGATGTGCCGCAACTCAACGACTTCATTCACAAGGTGTACGTGAACTGCGCGCGCAAGCTCTACACCAACGTGTATTTGTTTGAGCGCGGCATTCCGCCCCTGTCCTCCCAAAAGAACGGGCGAGAACTGGAGATCATCATTAAGGAGTGCATTCTGGACAGCATTCGGGAGAGCATCCCGCTGGAGATGATCCTGAAGACGTACATGGACGAAACCATTGAAGATCACACCGAAATCAAAATTAAGGAGGAGATCGTGTCGCAAGATCCGGTGCCGGACGAACGCCCAGGGCCAACGACGCCGACGCCGACGCCGACCCCACTGGCCAATGATGCCGCGGCCATTGCAGCGGGCATTGAGCCGCCCCTCTCCGCATCCGCATCCGCATCCGCATCCGCATCCACCATTTCGGACGCATTTCCGTCGTCGCCGGCTTCCACAACATCCACGGCATCCACAACATCCACGGCATCCACGGCATCCACGGCATCCACGGCATCCACGGCATCCATCAAGTTCAACGATATGGACAGCGCCATTGATGTGAATAACACGGAGCACAGCATTCATGCGCCCAAAACGGAAGATCGTCTGGAACAAATCAGCAACGAGCGATACATGCAGCGCAAACTGCAAGAAGAAGAAGACGGCGACGACGAACAGGATCGTCTGAAAATCGGCGAAGACGTGCAGCTGGATGCATTTGATGTGCATTCCATGGAAGAGCCATTAAAAAAGCTGAATTTTGAAGCGCCCGAGCTGGACGACATTGAAATCTTGGCCTGAAATCTTGGCCTGAAATATTGGCCTGAAATATTGGCCTGAAATCTTGGCCGCCTAAATGACCGTGCAAGTGTTGGTGACTTCGCAAATGGTAACCTGCAACTCGTGGCGCGAAATTGCATCCATCATGTGGGCCTTGAGGGCCTCGTTGAACAGCACGATTTCAACAAACACTGCGTCTGATGCTTTCTGATTGCATTGTTCAATGCAGCCCCTTGCCCATTCCTTGCAAATGGGGGCCAAATCCGATGCAAACGCAATCAAATAAGCACCTTTGACCCTTTCATTTTCCTTGTAATCTCGCGGGATTCCGTACAGGGGCGGTTCCCAGAACACGGTGCACAAATTGAGCGCCGACCACATGCCACCGCATTGCATGAATTTGCGAAGCGGCACATAAAACATGGGATTGCGATTGTATTGGGGGTGCGCATTCTCCATTGTCAAAATGATGATGCTGCATTTATCCCTGCGCCACATGATGGGGCACATCTTGTAAGCATTTGGATTGATTGGGTACGCATTTGCGCCCTCATTCTTCTGCTTCTTATTTTTCTTCTGCTGATTTGTTCGGTTATGCATTGCAAATATTGGATTGATTTGTTGATTTGGATTAATAAATTGGTGTAAATACAAATCAATTTTTGGATATAAATCAATTTTGGGCAATAATACAATTCGTAAAATGTGCCAAATGTTTCGTTATGGTTAGTATATACTTTAGCAAAATTCGCAGAATGAACAACAACGCTTACATTGTCAGCGGCATCATCGCCTTCGTGTTTTTGGTGGCCAAGTTTCTGGAGATGCGCTTTTCCGGCGCCAATGCCAATGCCCATGCCAACTCCAACACAAGTGAAGGCGAAGAGGCTGCCCCTCAACCCCAATCCAAACCGCTGAAATTCCTGCTGCGCGATGCAGCGCTGGTGTACGTGTCTTCGCTGCTCGGGTTCTACATCATTGCGCAGTTTGAGGAGCGCGCCGCCACCAGTGCCAATGGATCATCATCCACGGTCAAAGACGTGGCCGCATTCACGGGCGGACCCGACTTTTAATATTGGGGCGGCTGCCCCAGTAAAACCCCGCGTGTTTGAATTTAATTATAAATTTATAAATTCATAATTAAAAACAACCCAATGTGTAATGACAACCAACAACCAACAATCCCCCAACAATCCCCCAACAATCCCCCAACAATCCCACGCAATACCAATTGCATGATGAATCACCCAATTTGGTCCGAATACCTGCATCGGTTTGCAGGGCTGGGTGCCGACGCATTTCAGCACGTGCAGCCCAAGCACGCGGCCCGCAAGTTTTGCGTCATTGTGGAACCGCGCCAGCACCCGAACCTGATTCCCGTGATTAAGAACTTCATGTTCTTGCTGCAGCACACGGGCTGGGGGCTTGTCGTCTATCACGGCCCCGACAACGAGAGATTTGTCAAGGACGGCCTGAGCCCCGCCATTCCCGACGACTGCGTGCATTACGTGCGCATGTCCCAGCGCAATTTGACCACGGCCGAATACAGCGCAATGCTGGGGAATCCCATGTTTTGGCAGTGCTTGTTGGACGGCTTCAAGTGCGAGCACGCCCTCATTTTCCAGTGCGACACCCTGCTTCTCAAGGGGGGCGATGCCGTGGATTCGTTTCTGAAGTACGACTACGTGGGCGCGCCGTGGCCCGACGGCGGCATCGTTACCGCATTAAACAATCGGAACCTGCGAATTGCAGTGGGCGTGGGCAACGGCGGCCTCTCGCTGCGCAATGTGCGCGTCATGCTGGCAATTGCGCGCAAGCACCCGTATCCAAGCGACTCCGAGGTTCACGTGCCCGAAGACGTGTATTTTTCGTACTGGCTGAAGGCGCATGAATCCGTGTACTGGGTGCCCGACAGCGAAGAAGCGAGCGCGTTTGCAGTGGAGCACGTGCCCAATCCTGCTGCGGCGGGACTGCATGCGCCATCAAATGAAAGAAACGATGTGAATGAAATGATCATGGCCGCCACAATCCACAATCCACAATGATGAAACTGATAAAATCAATAAAATCAATAAAATCAATAAAATCAATAAAATCAATGTAAACTCATTTAAAGATTGGGCGATGTTGTAATGCATCCAGTCCAACACACACAATCCAACACACACACAATCCAACACACACAATCCAACACACACAATCCAATGACCTCAACCAAGAAAGCCATCGGCATTGATTTGGGCACCACGTATTCGTGCGTGGGCGTCTGGCAGAACGAGCGCGTGGAAATCATCGCCAACGACCAAGGCAACCGAACCACGCCGTCCTATGTGGCATTCACGGATGCCGAGCGCCTCATCGGCGATGCGGCGAAGAACCAGGTGTCCATGAACCCGGAGAACACCATTTTTGACGCGAAGCGCCTCATCGGCCGCAAAATAGACGACGCCACCATTCAGGCCGACATGCAGCACTGGCCGTTCAAGGTGGTCGCCAAAGACGGCGGCAAGCCGCACGTGCAGGTGGAGTTCAAGGGCGAGCAAAAAACGTTTTCGCCGGAGGAAATTTCGGCCATGATTCTGGTAAAAATGAAGGAAATTGCGGAGAGCTACTTGGGGACCGCGGTGACGGATGCGGTGATCACCGTGCCGGCGTATTTCAACGACGGGCAGCGCCAGGCCACCAAGGACGCCGGCGCCATTGCGGGCCTGAACGTGCTGCGCATCATCAACGAGCCCACTGCGGCGGCCATTGCGTACGGCCTGGACAAAAAGGGCAAAGGCGACAGCAAGGGCGAGCTCAACATTCTGATTTTTGACCTGGGGGGCGGCACGTTTGACGTGTCGTTGCTCACGATTGACGACGGCATATTTGAGGTGAAGGCGACGGCGGGCGACACGCACTTGGGCGGCGAGGATTTTGACAACCGGCTCGTGTCGTGGTGCCTGCAGGAGTTCAAGCGCAAGCACAAGAAGGACCCGTCGGGGAACAACCGGGCGCTGAGACGCTTGAGGACGGCGTGCGAGCGCGCCAAGCGCACCCTGTCGTCGTCGGCGGAAACCACGATTGAGGTGGACGCGCTGTTTGACGGCGTGGATTTTGCGACGAAGATCACGCGCGCCAAGTTTGAGGAGCTGTGCATGGACCTGTTCCGCAACACCATTGACCCCGTGGACCGCGTCATTCGGGATTCCAAGATCTCCAAGGGCAGCATCCACGAGATCGTGCTGGTGGGCGGCTCCACGCGCATCCCCAAAGTGTGCGCGCTGCTGTCCGAGTACTTCAACGGCAAGGAGCTGAACCGCTCCATCAACCCCGACGAGGCGGTGGCGTACGGTGCGGCGGTGCAGGCCGCCATTCTGACGGGGGACCAGTCCAAGGCCACGCAGGACATCCTGCTGCTGGACGTGGCACCGCTGTCGCTGGGCATAGAGACCGCGGGCGGCGTGATGACCAAGCTCATTGAGCGCAACTCCACCATTCCGTGCAAGAAGAGCCAGATCTTTTCCACGTATGCGGACAACCAGCCGGGGGTGCTGATCCAGGTGTTTGAGGGCGAGCGCCAGCTGACCAAGGACAACAACAGTTTGGGGAGGTTCCAGCTGGACGGCATTCCGCCGGCGCCGCGCGGCACGCCGCAGATTGAGGTGGTGTTTGACCTGGACGCCAACGGCGTGCTGAACGTGAACGCCACGGACAAGGCGGGCGGCAAGTCCAACAAGATCACGATCACGAACGACAAGGGGCGGCTGTCCAAGGAGGACATTGAGCGCATGGTGTCGGAGGCGGAGAAGTACCGGGAGGAGGACAGCCGGCACAAGGAGCGCATTGATGCGCGCAACGGGCTGGAGAACTACATTTACTCCGTGAAGAACTCCACCGATGACGAAAAAATGAAAGAGAAGCTGTCGGAGGAGGAGCGGGGCGCCATAGAGGCGGCGTGCAAGGAGTCGCTGGCGTGGCTGGAATCCGCGAACACCGACACCGAAACCGAGACCGCTGACTACGCGGCCCAGCAGAAAAAGTTGGAGGGCATCGTTGCGCCCATTGTGGCAAAGCTGTATGGACAACCACAGTCACAACAACCACAAGCCTCGGACCAGGGTCCCAGCGTGGAGGAAGTTGATTAACATGCTCAACACCGATAATTGTGAATTGTGAATTGTGAATTGTGGGCATTGTTTTGTTTGTTATTCATACAAAATGAATAACAACTAAAATATTTTATTAATATATAATTGTTTGTGCATTGCATTAACGAACGAAATCCATGAAGGGAGGAGTTGTGTTAGTAGACCCCGCCATCACTGCACGAAACGCGTTTTCAAATTTCATAACGCATTGCCCCCATGTGCAAATATTGACGGACACGTCAAGGTCGTCGTTGACGTTGCATTTTTGGGGATGTCCTCCGGACCAATCGCCGTACCGGCACACCCGAGTGTCGCACGCATTTCGCCCAACAACCCAGGCCCGCCGCGTTACGCAGTGCATTGTCAAATTGGTGTTACTGCACCCAACCCGACAACAGATCATTGAAAGGCCGTTCCTGATGTCAAACCATGAGTTAGATAGACGCGATTTTTTATTGGAAACAGCACAAGCAATTGCCACCGAAGTAAATGTGCAATACGGAATATACAATCACTCGTTGTTTCCGATAGGAGGTGCGGCGGGGGGTGCGCCGGCTCAATGTTATTTCTCTCCGATTTGTCCTGCCATAATAAATTATGCAACCAATATTGATATGCCGAGTCTTGAATGGTTTAGGGGGATGATTATGAACAAGCTTCAAGCACGAGTTCCGTTGCCGCGTCCCGGCGAAGACCCTGCGATAAGCGCGCGTCGTCACGACCGCCAAATTCTTGATGAGCTTTTCATGGTTGCCCAATCATTGATGCCATCCGGGGGAGGGTTGGGCATCATCACCATGGAACTCATGAGCAACTGCACGACATTGCTTAATTACTTGGAACAACCCGGCAGAACCCCGGCAGAACGGCAATTGGCATTTGATTTAACCCACTTGCAAATGATACGGTTGGGTGCAATGGGGATATCGCACGCGGATTGTCATCCAAACAATATCATGGTGAACACAACTGTCCGATATTTGCCCGAACCTTATCCATTAGGGAACGCGTTTTTAATAGATTTTGGAGCGGTTGGTAGAATCCAACCCACATGGGATATTACAACCATTATGAGAAATTATCAGTGTCACATTGATGCTGGATTTGCGGGTCGTGCTACCAATTTGATGCAGGCCATGCAGCAATACAACCATGCTCAATTGGATCAGGCCCGTCAATCACTTGCTCCCGCAACTGCAACGGTGGCCGAGTTCATAGCAATGTTGCAGGAGAGGATAACTTCCAGATTGGGCAATATCGCGCCACTCATAACGGGAGGAGGGCGCGCATCATCCTCGGATGAGGTGGTATTTTCAAATAAGAAAATAAGTTTGGACGAGTATGTTGATAGGATTATAGATGAGATCATGATCCCCCCAGTCAAGATTGATTTGAGAGGAAGTCCGAAGAAAAGTCCTTTGAATAAAAGCAGACGCCGCAGTCCAACCCCGAAAAAAAGTCCTTTGAATAAAAGCAGACGCAGTCCAACCCCGAAGAAAAGTCCAAAAAGTCCAACTCCGAAGAAAAGTCCAACCCCGAAAAAAAGTCCAACTCCGAAAAAAAGTCCAACCCCGAAGAAAAGTCCAACCCCGAAGAAAAGTCCAACTCCGAAGAAAAGCACGTTGAATGAAGCAAACGCATACGCATCATACGACAACGTCCGTAATCAACTTACATAAGCGCCCGCTGAAACAGGAACCACACGTCGTATTTGGCGCCTTCTTCACGACAGATGTGGAAATGGGATTGCGTGTCTTTTGAAAACACACAATCTGCAATGATTTGTTGGTCATCTTTTACGGTGCGCCCTTCAAAAAATTGTTTGTGCAGCTTGGCGTCGTACGCGACGGCCCACCACTCGGCCTTGGTTTTATGCAGCATGAAAAACCCGCCCGCAATGAAATTCAGTTTTGGGTCCAACCCATGGGTTTGTTTGGGGTCATTGATGGTCCGTATGCAGTGCTCAATTTGGGCCCAATCATTGTTGACGCAGCCGTAATAAATTTTGTCGGGGTTAAGCACCGCGATTTTTGCGGGGTTGGGCCATCCGCGCAGCTGCGACATGGGTAAGTCTCGCTTATTGCGACCCCGGAAGTACCCAATGTCGCACCAGCCGTAGTAGTCCGTGTCAAAATACTTCCGAGTCGCGGTTTCATGCACGAAGTGCACCTTTTCGGACCACAGCGCATTCACGCGCCAGTCCACCCATTGATTGAGCAGCGCATTGTTCACGTGATTTGCAATCCACATGTCTCTTAGTGCATAATTGCGAAAGGATTCAAACGGTTTTATGACCACGCGAATCCGGGGATTGACGGCGGCGTACGCGTTAAAATCAAATGCGGCCAGACCCGTCTCGTCCGTGTAAATTACGAGGTTGTATGCACGCACATTGGACAGCATGTTGCGGATCCAGGGGGCGTACACGCTGAAATCAAACTTGGCCTTGAATTGGTACCAGCAGGTTGAAAACGTGATGTTGATGATTCCCGACATTACCAACCACCAGTCTACAAAATTTTAAATCCGCGCATACTACATTAATGCAAAAAACATTTAAATTATAATTTAAATTTAAATTATTAAATTATTGAAATGTTTACAGTGTATAAAAAATTAACAACTCCCGAAACCAGCCCTGTGTTAGGTCCTGCCAATGCGCCATCACCATCCCCCAATGTGACGCCAAGAGAAGGTCCGCAAACCCCACCAAATCAAAATCAAACCCACGAACCAACTTCCCTTTTAAATATGGAGCCCTTTTCATTGTGCAATTATTGCTGCAGTTCTAGACCCAAACCGGATCCAACTTTAAACCCAAAACCGGATCCCAATACCAAAACGGATCTAAACCAGGACCTGTACGAATTCGGACATGCCACGCATTACAAATACCGCAAACACAACGCAACCACGCCCCGAATGATCTGCGAGTTTGAAACGGGGACGCCTCCATAATGCCGTGGTGGTGGTCACATGTCACTTGCGCAGTTGCATTGGAATGGATTCCATCCGGCGCCGGATCATTTGTTGTTTGTCCAAATCCAGCATCAAATGCCCGTAATTTGTGAAGCGCTGTTCAATGTCGCTGTAATCGTCGCGCTGCACCACGCTGAGCGGCGTGATCAGGAACCAGCGGTCCCGGCGCTGCAGCTCAAACCAGTGTCGGTCAATGGCGTATTCCAGCTTATTCGTGGGACTGCGCATGAGTTTATTGATCCCCGCGCGATAATTGGCAATGAGCGCGTCGTAGTAGTGCGCCCTTACGACGTATGCCGTGGTGGTTTGGCAGTTGCTCACTTGAATGCACGCATCGTTGACCACCCGAAACGGCGGGATGTTGTTGCCCGCTAAAAGCACCACGTCCCAGTTCGGCACCGTGGCCATGAATTTGGATAGCTGCGTTAAAAACAGCGGCGCATTCGTGAACAGGACGTCGTCCTCGCAAACCAAAACATGGTCCCAGCCGCGCTCTTTGGCAATTTGAATGCACCGCATGTGGCTCATGCTGCAGCCGATGGCGCCGTGCACCGCGTGTTTAATGGCGTTGAAGCGCTCGGGCACCAGGTTCGGCATTCCATTATGCTCCGCATTCTTAAGGGCTGCCAACTGCGCCTCCACATGCGCGCGCCGGTCCTTGCGCGACTCCAAATTAATGTAGAGCGCGTTCCTTATGCTGCCTGTGTGGTTCATGTTCATGTTCATGTTCATGTCGTGCCTTGCGATGTATTAATATATATAACCGACATCATTTAAATTTAAATAGCTGTGATGCAATAATAATGCAATAATATAAATAATATAATAATAAAATTGATTTTATCATATATTCTCTCTAATGCAAACCATGATAAAACCAACAACAACAACAACAACAACACCAACACATAATAACATGCACACCCTCTTCTTTGACGGCTGCAGCAAGGGGAATCCGGGACGCGCAGGGGCGGGTGCTGTCTTATACGACGCATCAGGAACCGAAGTGTTTGCGGAGTCGGTGTTTGCCGGTTACAGCGCAACCAACAATGAAGCCGAATACACGGGACTCATCCTGGGCCTGAACACTGCATTGAAACAGGGAATAACGGAGCTGCAGGTGCGGGGCGACAGCCAGCTCGTCATCCGGCAAATGCAGGGCAAATACAAAGTGAATTCTCCCAAACTGGCGCCGCTGCACCAATGCGCAACCACGCTGGTGTCAAAATTTGCGAAAATTGAGTTTGAACACGTGTATCGGGACAAAAATCAGCGCGCGGATGCGCTGTCAAACAGGGGGGAGACGAGCTCCCCCTTGTGAACCTGGGTTCTCCGGTAAGGAGGGGTTCGGGGAACCCTGGGTTCCCTGATAAGGAGGGGTTCGGGGAACCCTGGGTTCTCCGGTAAGGAGAGGTTCGGAGACACAAGGCTACTGCGCTGACCTGGGTTCCCTGATAAGGAGGGGTTCGGGGAACCCTGGGTTCCCTGATAAGGAGGGTTTACGGGAACCCTGGGTTCCCGTTCCCGTACCATTTTTTATTGACGCCGGTCATGGCCGAGCTGTAATCCACGTGCTGTTTGGCAATGTCGCTGTAATCGGGGCGCTGAATGACCGAAATGGGCACAATCAAATACCAGTGATCCGTGCGCTGCAACCGTTTCCAGTACTGATCCACCGCGTAAATGGGCTGCTGACCCGGGTTCGCCGTCAAGTTTTTCAGGCCCTCCTTAAAATTCGCCAACAGCCGTTCAAAATAGGGGCGACGCACCAAATAAGCGGTGGCAGTTTGGCAGTTGCCCACGCGCACGCATTCGGGCGATTCCTGGCGAAACGGCTGGTAGTTGTTGCCGGCCAGCAACAGCACGTTCCATGAATCCCCGAACCGTTTCAAAAATTGGTTCACCTGGTGCACCAGTTGTCCCGGATTGGTGATTGTGGCATCGTCCTCGCATATGAGCACATGGTCCCAGTTGTTGCGAATGGCGAGTTCCATGCATGCGACGTGGCTCATGCTGCAGCCGATGGCGCCGTCCACATTCCGAATGGCCGAAAACCGCTCCGGCTGAAGTCCAATTTTTCGGAACTGCGATTCAAAATGGGTGCGACGGTCTATGCGCGAATCCAGATTGATGAACAGCACGTGCTGTATGTCGTGAAAGTTAGTTATAGAATGTGAATTCATTGCAACCCGCAACCCAACCTGCCTGATATTGTGTTGGTATATTTTATAATTTAGATTTATTTAGATTAGATTTAAATTATAAATTAAATTATAAATTGTAATTTGTTATAAATTTTATATGACATTCAATCAATCCAAATCAATCCAAATCAATCCAAATCAATCCAATTTTATTCCGTGATACTTTAAAAAATGGATGAAATGCGCATTCTGCGAGAATTTATCGGCAATCAGGGCAATGCTCAAATCCGTCATTGCAAACCGCGCCGGGTACTTCTTCAAAAAGTGCTGGCGTTTTACAATGCCCGTTTGCTGCAGGACCGCCGACCATTTGCAGTAGGTTGTGTTGAGCGGAAACGGCATTTCTTGGTTTGAAACCATGGCAAACGGCGCAAACCCCTGCTGCACAAGATGCGCCGTGATTCCAAGCTCGTAATCCGTAATGGCCGCTGGGTAATTCATCGGCAGTCCGCGCATGTTAAAATACTCCACCATGGCATTCACTGCCCGACCCTTAAATATAATGAAGTAGGACTGCAAATGATACACGTCTTCATGGCTGCTGGTAATCCCCGCGAAATCCGCCGCTGTTGCCGCTGTTGCCGCTGTTGCCGCTGCCGCAGTGGATTCAAACAAACGCTTCATGCACCGGCCGAACGCGTCCACATCCACCACCACGAACGAGTCATTCATTAGGCACACCTGCGATGCGCGAATCAGCGTTTTTGCGGTCTGCATTATGAACACGCCGTAGTTGCGAAAATCGCTCTTAAAATTGTAGGAAAGAAGGTGATACTTGTTGTAGTTCGGGCGGGCCAGATCCCACCGATTCGGACAGTTGGTTAAAATAATGACGAAGTCAAACCGCTCGTCCAACCGTTCCAGCGTCAAATAGTTGTAGCTCTCCACCTCGTCCCGGCTGGAATAGTGCGAAAAAATCAATATTCGTTTGCCCTTGAAATCCAGATTGTAAATCAGCTGCGTGTGCGCGTAATTGGCAGCAACGGCGTGCGATATTTCCGAGAATGCGATCGTTCTAAACAGTTTGGCCGTGTGGGTTTTGACATACTCTTCAAACCGCCGGTCCGCGAGTTCAAGTAACTCGGTTCGTTCGCGCACGCCCTGCTCTAGTTGTTTCTTTGCATGGTCCAACTGTTGCACGATTTCAACCTTGCCGCGATTGGCCTCCTCCATTCGGGCCAAAAACTGCAACAGTTGGTCTTGTTCGCGCTCGGCTCGTTCTTTCTTTTCCGTCGCCAGTCGTTGTTCGCAATCTGCTTCAAATTCTCGCCGGGCTGCATCCAACTCCCTTCCCTTTTTGTCAATGAGTTCGGCATAATGGGCGTCCAATGCGCGTTTCATGGCGATCAACTCGTCCGTGTTGGCCTTTTTTTGCGCGGCGGCGTCGTGCTGCATCTGTTTCATCATGTCTTCGCGGTCTCGTTGCGCGGTGTCCATCATTTCGCGCTCGGCGCTCTGGTATGCGTTGCACCGTTGGGTCACTGCATCGCAAACGGCCGCATGTTTTTCGGATTCCTGCTTCAGAGCCATGCGCAACCGCGCGCATTCGGCCTCCAATGCCGCGTTTCGGGCAAGGATGTCGTTTTGGGCGCGGTTCATGCGGTGCATTTCAAGGTGCATGGCTCGTTCCTCTTTTGCGGACATGGACCCCGAGAGAAATTAAGTAAGTAAGGAAGTAAGGAAGTAAGGAAGGAAGTAAGTAAGGAAGTAAGCTACATACATGAGATTGCTTATGTTTATATATTGATTTTAACATAATCACAATGTCACATAATCACATACGATTTTAAATATTCATCGGTTTTTAGGAGGTCAATGTAATGAAACATGCGTTTGCGGCGCGCAACGGCGTCTCCATTTGCGGCATCCATCTCAAACAACACAATGTCTTGCACAAGGTCGGCCTTACGGTTTTTGCATTTTATCCCGTAATACCCGGCGATGTGTTTGAGCTGCTTGATCGTGTAATTCATCTCGTAATCAAATGAAACGGCAGTTGCGCAATCCATCTTGAAAAAATCAAGATCTTCAAACTCCTCGGCATTATTCAATTCTTCGTGCAGTGACTGCATCATGCTGTCGTATGTGGACATGGACGACTCCAATGACTGCGAATACGTTGGACTTGATCTTGATGGACTGTCATTCGCATTCGCATTCGCAATCGCATCCGCATTCGCATTCGTTGTCGTTATTTCTATGCACAATTCAACCGACTCTTTGTCCATCATTCAAACTCCAAAATCATCAATGGGGGGGGGGGGAATCATAAACACAATTCGTTAATTGTTTTTATGTGATGTTTTGCGTGTTTTGTTTTGTTTTAATAACATCGCATTTGCCGCCCCCACAACCACAGTACTGTCTTCCCTATTAGCCCCGGCGGTCGCATGGTTTGAGCCGCCCGAAACAGCTTCCCTAATTCGTTTTGTCCCCCCATTACATTCTCAAGGCCCGCATCTCGTTCTCCAGCTTTATTTATGTATTTGTACAGTTCGTCATGCCACACTATTTTATTTCGGATTGGTTTGCCATTTTTATATGTATATTTATATTTATAATATTTATAATATTTCCCATCCCCAGCAATCGTGATCCGGTCCATTATTTCGGTTATATATGTGATTATATTTTATTTGTTTTTCTCGTATGTGGGCGCGCGGGGGTTGGTGATTTCCGTAAATTCATTTCGTTTTTTTCAGTTCGTCCAAAATGTCCATGTGCTTGAAAATGGTTTTATTGGTGACACTGGGATACTTCGCGTGTTTCGGCTTCAATTGACTGTTGTACTCCACCTCAATCACAATTGCAGCCCAGTCATCCGCATGCTTCGCTCTCAAAACTGGGTGCGCGTCCTTCAAAATGATGAACAAGTTTTCGGTCAGTTCCTCCACCTCGTTTGCCCGGTCCGTCTGTCGCATGTGTTCCTGAATGAGCGTTTGCAACTGCTGCACTATGTCCATGATTTGCAGCGGCGTCACCACCCCCTCCTTCATCAAATTGATGATGAACAAGCTCATGGCGCGCCGCTTGTCATTTGTTTTATTGATTTCGCAAAACCGGGTGTAGTCCTTCCTTGCATCCGCGTGCTCTATGGTCTTGAACAGCGCCATGAATTGATCAAAATTCGTCTGAAACACGCTCTTGAACACTTCGTCGTATTTTTGCAAGAGCTGGTGGAACAACCGCGCATACACCGCCGAAAAAAAGTGGTTGGAACTGGCCGTGTTAAAAATGGCGGCACCCACCGTTTGCAAATGGCTCGCGTCGGGCTCGTCCTTCAGTTCGTCAATGCGGGTGCAAAGCGCGGCAAACACTTCGTCAAACGTCTTGTCCGTGATTTTATTCAGATCGGACCGGATGCTGTCCAAATGCGCATCAATCCCCTCCCGCTTCTGCAACTCGGTTGCCTGAAACCGGCGAATGATTTCCCAGTCGTCCGACGTGATTTCGCTCGCGGTGCTTCGCGGTTTTCGCTGCAATGACGACGACGACGACGACGATGACGACGATGACGATGACGACGACGATGACGACGCCAATTCATCCGCGGCATGCACCTTTTCTTTTTCGCGCTTGGGAAAAATGGGCGTCTTCACATAGGAGGGAGCTCCCACTTGGTCGGCAATGCGCGACACCAAACTTATTACGTCTTCCGGCAATTCGCATTCAAACCCGTTCCATTTGATGGATTCAAAATCGGCGAGCTTGTACACGGGCGTGATTGGAACTGTTTCAACCGATGACATCTGAGAGAATAAGGAAATAAAATGTACAAATGGCCAAAACTATGTATATGATGTGAGAATTGTTTATATTCATTTCAACAAAAATACAAAACAAACCAGGCAAACCAGGCAAACCAGGCAAACCAGGCAAACCAGGCAAACCAATCCAAATAGGCGGCCGATGCCGATATTCAAGACATTCAAAATAAAATAATTAAAAAATGGCTTAAACATACGCCGGCATGCTAAACCAGCGTACCCATTCTACATTATGACCGCACCCCCCTCCACCGCATCCACCCCAGCCCGTGAATTTGAGGTATGGGAAGACATCCCCGATTTGAACCCGCAGCTCATGCGCGGTATATACGGCTACGGCTTTGAACGGCCCAGCCCCATTCAGCAGAAATCCATTCTGTCCATCATTGACGGCCGTGACGTCATTGCCCAGGCGCAGTCCGGCAGCGGCAAGACCGGCGCGTTTGCCACCGGCGCGCTAAACCGGGTGCGGCTGGACCTGAAGCAGCCGCAGGCGCTCATCATTGCGCCCACGCGCGAGCTGGCCAAGCAGATCCACGACGTTATCAAGGACCTGGGCTCGCAAATGACGGGGCTGAACGTGCAGCTCCTCATCGGCGGGACGTCCACGGAGGACGACGTGGCCGACCTGAAGGCCAACGGGCCGCAGATCCTCATCGGCTGCCCAGGCCGCGTGCACGACATCCTGCGCCGGCAGCCCGCCGTGGGGCGAGGCATGCAGCTGCTGGTGTTGGACGAAGCCGACGAAATGCTGTCGGCGGGATTCAACGAGCAGATTTACAATATTTTTCAGCAGCTGAACACCAACGTGCAGGTGTGCTTGTTTAGCGCCACCATGCCGCCCGAGCTGCACTCGCTGTCGGACAAGTTCATGCGCGACCCGGTGCGCATCCTGGTGAAGAGCGAGATGCTGACGCTGGAGGGCATCAGCCAGTTCCACGTGGCTTTAGAGACGGACCACGACAAGTACGCCACACTGAAGGACCTGTTCACGCGCATTTCCGTGTCGCAGTGCATCATTTACTGCAACAGCATTCGGCGCGTGAGCGATCTGGCGGAGGCCATGACGAACGACGGGTTCCCCGTGTGCTGCATTCACAGCGGCATGGAGAAGGAGGTGCGCGACAAAGCGTACCAGGAGTTCCGAAGCGGAGCGCACCGCGTGCTCATTTCGTCCAACGTGACCGCGCGCGGCATTGACATTCAGCAGGTGAGCACGGTCATCAACTTTGACATGCCGCGCGACGTGCACACGTACTTGCACCGCATCGGGCGCTCCGGGCGCTGGGGCCGCAAGGGCAGCGGCGTCAACTTCATCACGCGCCGCGACTTTCGCAAACTGAAGGAGATTGAGTCGTATTACGGCACATCCATTCCGGAGCTGCCCGCCAACTTCGGGCTGAATTAAGCAACCGGCAACCAGCAACCGGCAAATCCATAAAATATAATATAATTAAATTCACGTAATATACATTGAATTTAATTTAACATTTGTATTTTTTTGCAACATTTGCAACATTTGCACATTTGCATTGATGCCCGTCATGCTATTGCCGTTTTTACCATTGACCACCGTGATCATGAGCATATTTGTGATCACGTCTGTGAAATTCACCAAATTTGAATGCGCCGACCTTGTGCAAGACAGTTTGGATTGCGACGTGTGCTGGTGCTACGAAGAGGGCGGGTTTGGATGCTTTTGCTGCACGGTTTGTCACAATGATGATGACGACCACGATGATCCCAATACATATTATGACGACTCGTCTGACCTGTTCCATGCCTACGCCAAAAAATCATGAAACAGCTTGTCCACGTACATGGGCGTCAGCTGCGGGTTGTACAAGTAGCAGTTGCACTTGCCGTCCGCGTGATAACTGCCGTAGCGACCGCCGCCGCAGTTGCAGTACCCCGGCGCCGGCTGCATGGGATCCGGCGTGAACATGCACCAGTCCTTCGGATAGCCTTGGTCCACGCACGCCGACCAATTTTCGTACCCCTCTTCCAGTGACATTTGCTGCCTATAATTATGACGCGCAATGTAGTAAATTAGAAGGACGAATATTCCCCATTTTATCCACTGGCTCGGAATGGACCACATTTTTTTTCTGTATGGTATGATGGATGTCTGGATTTCTATATATTACGCAATTAATTAAATTTTTCATTCATTCAATTTTCATTCATTCAATTTTCATTCATTCAATTTTCATTCATTCAATTTTCATTCATTCAATTTTCATTAAATTAGTTTAAAAAACTTATTGATGAGCGGTTTGGATTTCTTTGATTTTTTTGGCGCCTTTCTAGTTTTTTTTACTTTTGCAGGGCTTTTGTTACTGTAACTGTTGCTGTTGCTGTTACTGTTGCTGTTGCGGTTGCTGTTACTCTTGCGGTTGGACGGGCTTTTGTTGGAAGGGGAAGGGCTTTTGTTGGAAGGGGAAGGGCTTTTTTTCGCATTCGGCGACCGTTTTACAGTGAGTTTGTGTTTTTTGGCGTTGTAGGTGTGTTCAAAGTACTCCATCGGCGAATACTTCAAAAACCATTCCTCATATTCGGGATCGCTGCGTTTGAGCTCTTGATATTTCGCAGCCTTGGCGGCCTTGATGTCGTCCAGCGTCTCCTGCTTGCCGTAGCACGTCATTCCAAACCGCCGCAGCAGCCCGCTTTGGTTCAAGCGATTCCGCTGCTGAATGTCATACAGCTGCTTGCACATGCACAGAATGCGGGGCACATCGTAATACGGCTTGTCGGTGTATATCATGGCCAAATACAGGCTCAGCATGGTGTCCGTGCTGGCAATGCGCACCCGTTTTTTGCCCGCCTGGATCACGTTGTAGCTGTGACACGCCACCGGCTTGTAAATGAATGCAACCGGATTGCCATCATTGTGCTTGCCCACCGTGATTTCGTAGTGCTCCGGCACAATCTCGCCAATGCCCGAGTGTTTGGTGATCACCACACCCTTAAAATCGTTGTCTTCCAGGCGCTCCTTCACCTTGCCCGCACTGGCTTCCGGATTCATGGACAGCACGTCAAGGTGCGGGATCTGCGCAAACAGCGCCTTCTCCGATTTCGGTAAATAACGCGCGTAGTGCGACAGGGCGTACCCCCCGAAAAACACCAGGTCTTCGTCTATGAACGCGTTGCGCACCGTGCGAAACAGGCGCACCTCCGCGGGCTCGTTGCCGGCATGATGATCAATCTCGTGCGCCGTAGGACTTTTATGGTGCTTCGGTGTTTGGAACGGCGGCCTCACTTCATTGGGTGCGCAGTTCTCCGCCCTCGGCGGATGGTGATGGTTTAATAAGACCAATCGCTTGCTCACCTTTTCCCAGCGGGACACGTCCCCCTCGGGGCGCGACAGCTCCAAATACATGCCCATGCGCAGCAGGTTGGGCGGCGCGTACAGGATGCCGTCCACTTTGATCGCATCCGCGCGAATGTTCTTGAACAGCGCCGGGTCCAGCTGAGTGATGTCCGCGATGCCCACGAAATTCACGAACACCTTGTACGTGCCGTGGTGCATGCCCGACTTGGCCTCCACCTCCGAATATCCGTTCTCGTAAAACTCGTCGGCCAGGTCCTTTGCGTGCTCCAGCGCGTTCGGCGAATAGAAATCGTAATCCGGGATCTCCGTCTTTTTGTCGTAGAACTGCGCCTCTTCCGGCAAAATGTTGTTGATGGCCGTGCCGCCGTAACACACCAGATCGTGCTTCTTTATGAAGCGCTCCACAATGGCGATGATGTCCTTGATTTTAGGGTCGCTCGTTTTTTTGGCGCCGATCTTGGCCTCTATGGTTTCAACCGCCTGCTTCACCAGGTTCTGCTCCAAATCATCCAGATCCGGCATTTTGCGGTATTATGATATGTCTTGTATTTTATGACGATTGCTATACAATACGCATAAAATAATTTATGATAATAATAATATCTAATGTTTATGATAATAATAATAATATCTAATATAATCAAAAATGAATATTGTTTATAGTTCGACAAAATTGCTTAATATAAAACTATTAACGGTTGTAAATGGAAACGCATGTTATGAAATTGAAGTTAAAGACAAAGCGTGGTGCAAACACAAGTTTGTGTGTACGCTGCAATCCACCAAGTTCATCGCCATGATACATGACGGCAACCTTCATGTATTTAACTTGATGCAAGACCAAGATGGCATATTCCCGAAGGATTTAATACGTTACATTGATGAAAATCGCAAACATTTAATTAAAATTTTAAATTTATCAGGTATGCTTGAAAAAATTGATGCATTAGAAGAATTCAACAAGAATAATCCGCATAATCTTGCGATTATCGAACCAAACTCACCGCCACGATGCAAGTTTCTAGATCTGAACGCTGCAAAAGGTATTATCCGCGTATTAAACATTGAACTTCAAGAGACCTGTCCGGGATTTTATTTACACATTGATTACCTTACATCATTCCCCACAGGAAGCACTGTAACAATGTATTCAACGCAGCAGTTGAATTATTTTATTATGCCACCGTTATTATTGTGCTTAATGCATGGAAATGAGTGCGTTTCGTCCATAACAATGAATGGAAGAGAGCAAGACGATTCAAATTTTTCAAATTTATTCTAGGACGGATCCACGATGCAAGAAGCGAGGGTTCAACACCTTATTACGTGCGGTTGCAATAATGATATCAAAAGGTCTTAATGAACGTGCTGAACAATTGGTATCTGATGCAATCAACATAACATCGGCATTGTTGATGATAAAACATTTCAACGCAGTTTCACAAGAAGGAGACATAAGCAATATAACTGTTGAACCCAAAAACCTTGATCAAGTTGTCAAAGATTACTTTCATCAGCATGATGATAGAATGGAGACCATGGTTGAATTAAATGAGGAAAACATTGCAAATGCAACGACCGTGTTTCATGAAACCATTCCAAGAATGAACTGCAGACCGTTAGAAGGAAAAGGTGGAGTGACGTTGGAAAAAGACTGGCGCCGCGCCAATTTAGATGCTGCTGTAGAGATTGTGCGAACGCCCGGTTTTCCGATGAGGGTCTTCCAGCATCGGGCGGGAAAGTTGAGAAGGAAAAAATATACTAGAAAGGTTATAAAAAAATCAAAAAAATCAAAAAAAACATATAAAAAGGTCAACCCCAAACACAACAAATGTGTGTTCTGATGTAATATTAATAATATTAACTAAAAATACAACAAATGAAATGAAATTGAAGGATAATAAAATTGCACCATTGACCAACAACGATCGTGTTGTGGAAATTCCTGAAATTTCAAATGCATCCGCGAAAAATCAGACCAGCGCATTGGTGTTGGAATTCATAGGTTGGGCGGGAAGTGTGTTGGTTTTAATTCCATACATTGTTGTTTTTGAAAAATCAATTGATTTCGCATTGAACACCGCTGGTGCATCGGGACTGTTAATTATATGCATTAAAACGCGGCAAGCACAATCAATCGTAATTAATTCTGCTTGGATTGTTGGCGGAATATATAAATATTTTTTCAATTGATTTAATTTTAATTGCTTTTCACGCCGCCCTTATAAATGCATGTATGATTGCACAACCGTCGTCAACGTGGTGGTGGTCAGCAAAAAGAACGCCGCGCTAAACACCACGCTGCGATCAAATTCATTGAACGACTTGTTTTCAATCCACGGATTGAACCGCGCCATCAACACCGCAATTATCAAATACTTTAACACCGTGTTCAAATTGCTGAGATAGGTTGGATCCATTCTTGAAATGCCAAACAGCACGATCGCATACAATGCATACGACGCACACAACAATGTGTAATAAGAACGTTGAATCCACTCGTTTCCAGTTATGTGATGCATGCGTTTTAGGTGGTCATGAATGTGTTTTATGCGCATGGTGCCCGATGCGTTTAATATTTCCCAATATTATTTATTTGTAGTGTAATAAGTAGGTGCAAATAAATAATCGCAAAACACAATGAACCTGGAGCTCTCCAAATTTGACATGCGCTCCATCAGCTTTAGGCCCGACGAAAACAAGGGCCCCGTCATCGTGCTCATCGGCCGCCGTGACACCGGAAAAAGTTTCCTCGTGCAGGACCTCATGTTCCACCACCAGGACATCCCCATCGGCACCGTCATCTCCGGCACAGAGGCCGGCAACGGCTTCTTCGCAGCCCACGTCCCAAAGCTCTTCATCCACGACGCCTACAACACCGCCATCATTGAAAACATCCTCAAGCGCCAAAAGGCCGTCCTCAAGCAAATGAAAAAGGAGATTGAAACCTACAAGCGCTCCACCATTGACCCCCGCACCTTCGTCGTCCTGGACGACTGCCTCTACGACAACAAATGGACCAAGGACATCATGATGCGCCTCCTCTTCATGAACGGTCGTCATTGGAAGATCATGTTAGTCATCACAATGCAATATCCTCTCGGCATTCCGCCCAATTTGCGCACGAACATTGATTACGTGTTTATCCTGCGCGAGCCCTACATTGCCAATCGCAAACGCATCTACGAGAACTACGCGGGCATGTTCCCCACGTTTGAGAGCTTCTGCCAGGTGATGGACCAGTGCACCGAGAATTTTGAGTGCTTGGTGATCAATAACAATGCGAAATCCAACAAACTGCAGGAGCAAATCTTCTGGTACAAGGCGCAACAGCACGGGCCGTTCAAGCTGGGCTCTAAGGAGTTCTGGGAAATCTCCAAAGATCTGCACTCGGATGATGAAGAGGAGAACTATGACCCCAAAAACTCCGGCAAAAAAGGGCCCAAAATCAACGTAAAAAAGAGCAAATGGTGAAAAGTGCTCCTCCAATCGCAATGACGCTTCACAGTGTGAAGCGCTTTTCAATGTTGCTTCACATTGGGTGAAGCAAGATTTTCACTTTGAAAAAGTTATAATAATCTTGCTCACGCACATCCGTGAACAAGATTGTATAAACCCCGTTTTCAAAATATAAAAGCGCATTTCATACCGTCCAACTATTTGCTTTTATAAATCATGCACATGAGTTTTAAAAGCATATTGCATAAAACAACTTAAACAGAGTCCGCTTAGGTATAGTATAAACCCACCCCAAGAATGAGCACAGAACAACCACAACAACAACAACAACCGCATGAGCTGAACATCGTTGAGCTGATTGAGAAAAACCCCATCACCCGACTGTCGCAAGAATACAACGGACGGCTATTGACCAAAATTCAGGAATCTTTCACTGGTTTTGAGCAACAATTGTTTGTGAGTAGCTTTTATTGCTACCTGAATTATGACAAAAACTTGGATTTTGTAGTTGATTTGGGCAATGTATGGAATTGGTTAGGTTTTCAACAAAAACAACATGCAAAAACCATGCTTGAAAAGAATTTCAAAATTGATATTGATTACAAAAACATTGAGCATCAAGAAGCTCCCAAAAGTCATGGCGGTCACAACAAGCAAATCATCATGCTCACCGTTCGTTGTTTCAAGTCGTTGTGTCTCAAGGCCCAAACGAAAAAGGCGTCCGAAATCCACGAGTACTACATGAAGATGGAAGAGGTTTTGCACCAAATTGTGGAAGAAGAGACAGATGAACTCAAGCAGCAATTGGAACAAAAAAATGCCATGATCCAAGCAGTAATCCAAGAAAAGGACTCCGTCATCCAATCCACGAAGAAAGAAAAGCAGCGCGCCGTGGAGCAGGCGATCATTGGCCAGTTTCCGTTGAACACGGAGTGCATCTATTTTGGCACCATTGACAACACGAACGCCGACAACGAGAAGCTCATCAAATTCGGCCACACAAATGATCTCTCCACCCGCGTGATGGATCACCGCAAGAAATACCAAAATTTCGTGCTGGTTGCCGCCTTCCGGGTTCAAAACAAGGTGGAGATAGAGAACCTGATCAAGACGTATCCGAAGATCAAGCGCCACATCCGCAGCATTGAAGTGGGCGGCAAAAACAAGACCGAAATCATTGCATACGACAGCACGAATTTCACGATTGAGCGACTGAAGAAACACATCGCCGACATCATTCATTCGCGCACGTACAGCATTGACAATTTCAACCGACTGATGCAGCGCAATGAGGTGCTGGAAACCGAGAACCGTGAACTGCAAAAAACGGTGGCAACCCAGGCCCTGGAGCTGAACGAGTTGCGTGAACTCGTGGCCAAACAGAAGCAGGAGCTGGAGGCGGTTGCGGCGGGACACCAATCGGTGTATCAGAACGTGCTGCTGCCGGAGGACGAGCTGACGCAGAAGTTCAACGAATTCATCAAAGTGGCGTGCATTGTGCGCCCCGACGTGGAGGAGTCGTCGGTCAGCATGGAGGGCCGGTTCCGTCTGTGGTCTCAAACCAAGCCGACGAAGGAAACGTTCCACGCGCTGAAGAATTATTTGGACGTGCGGTTCAAGGCCAAGCGCATTCGCGGGGTGCACGGCTACCTTGGTGTGAAACTGAAAACGGTAGAATACAAGAAGATATTAGTGTCAAATTCAGCGGAGGCATCAACGTTTTCGTTGAATCCGAATGTGGAGACGTTTTTGTTTGAACGGTGTCAATTTTCGGACTGCGGCAAGATTTTGAATTCGGTCTTGCTGAAAGAGTACCAGAAATGGAAACCGTCGGTTGGACTGGCGTTGGCCGAGACAGACATGAAGGATTTGAAGGCGTATTTGAATGCGTCGCCGCATGCGCTGAAAGCGACCGTGTGGACCGAGCATGGAAACAATGAGGGATACTATGGCGTGTCATTGCGTGATGATTATTATGCCATGACGAATGCAGTGACCAACAACCCAATCTGCACATCAACGACTGGCAAAAAGGTGGAAAAGAGGGAGGCAACCACACACCAGCTGCTGGGCTCGTGGCCCACGATTGCCAAAGCGGCCTTGGCGGAAGGCGTGTGCGCAGCAAGAATGAGCCGATGCGTCAAAGCCAAGACGGTAATTAATGACTATTATTATGATTACTGTGATGAGGCGTAGACCCCCGGTTCATTGGATTACGTAAAAATGAAATACTATTCCGGTCCGAGTTTAGAGGCACGAGTTATTTATTTATTTATTTTATGGGTTTATGATATAAGTTAATTTATACAGGTTGCCGAAAATGAGTGCTGCTGCTCCTCTTCTGACTCCTCCGACCAAATGTTATTGCAAATTTGAAAAGCAGCATTTTTTGATTTTAGCAGATGTTTTTAATGACATGTCAAAAAATTGTTCTGACCTCCAATTTTCAAATACTTTGAAAACATCAAGTGCAGTGTTTGCTGACATGGCAATAAAATGTTCTGAATCACGTTCAGATGCAAGGGCGGGAGAAGTAGTACCGCCGCAATCATCGCAAAAATCAGAAAAGTTAGAAGCACAATATAGGAAGGCAATTGAGAATGCGGCAGAAGCAAGGGCAAAAGCAAAGGCAGAAGCAGAAGCAAGGGCAGCAGCAGATGCAAAGGCAGCAGCAGATGCAAAGGCAGCAGCAGAAGCAAGGGCCGCAGCAGATGCAAAGGCAGCAGCAGAAGCATTCAAACAACCAACATCAGACGAAAAATTTAAGACCAGGGGTTCCAATGTTGGTTTTAATTATGCCAGAATAATCCGCGAAATTAATGAGGTTTTAACCAGCGAAATGAAATCACAACAAATGAAAGACAAATATAGATTATTGAAACCAAAATTGGAACAGGCTCAAACATATGCAGATGTTGAAAAAATTTTAAACGATGAGAATGTGAAATGGGATTCCAATAAAATAACCAGTGGTGGAACCCGAAAACGCCGGCTTAAAAAGACGTTGCGCAAAAGGTCTAAGAAGACAAAGAAGGCCGGGAAACGTAAGTAATTGACTACGCCTGATTGATTGATTTAATTATTTATTTATTGATTTTAATTGTTTATATTTATTGAATTTCTCTCTAATTTGAAATTCAAGAAACCCTCAAGCCTGTTTAGATATAGCAACCCCGCGCGTTGGTGCATCCTCCGTTGCCAAGTTTCCCTCCTTTTTGATTTTGTGAAACGAGAGAAAATGGATAATAATATATCAAACACAACATTTAAATCTGCAAACATTTAGCGGCCTTGGTCATGATGACGGTGCCCGGGGTTTCGGTGCGTTGCACGTGTTTTATTGGTAAGTAATTGACGCCCACCCTGTACAACCCGCGAATGTTTACTGCCGCGCGGTGTTTAACCAGCATGGCGGCACGTCGGATCACCTCGGCGTCGTAGGTGCCCGCATTTGCGGTGTTCACCACGACGGCGTGCGGGCTGGGGAAGTCCTTCAAATGGAACCACATGGCGTGTTGGGGAGCTCGTTTGACAAGCGCGTCGTTCTCGGCCTGGTTTGCGCCCACGCGAATTGCATAGTCGCCGTTGAAAATCTCGGTGTACATGGTTTAGTGGCAGATTGTCCTCACAATGATGTAAATAAATCAATTTTATTTATAACATTTTATAATATATATATATCACAATAAAACAATAAAACAATGCATTTGACACGGAAACACATCAACAAAATCAAAAAAAATGTTAAGCGTCGTTCAATTAGACGCCGCACCTCGCAACGGGGGAGAGGAGGTGAAGAAGATGCGCATGCATCATCTGGCAAAGGTAATGGATATATTGATCCTGAGAGAGATGCCCGATACATGGCAAAACTAGAAGGGGTTGATTATCAGGGTAAACTTCGTCTTAGGGTGTATGGTCAATACGCATATCATGAATATTTGGAAGGAAAAAAATTTCCCATGTTTTCTACTGAAACTATAGGTGATCTAAAAAAACAAATCAAGGATCACATTAGGGCGACAAAACCCAATAAGTCCAGGTATGAATTTCCACTCGGGACAATAATTACCCCACGCTATAACAACTCTCGCATTGATACACGCCAATTCATACTGACTGATGAAATGACTATTAGGGATGTCCGCAATACATACTTCCAGGGCCAACATGAAATTTCCATTAATATAAGTAACATGAGACCTTTGCATCGTGATTCTTCAACTATGAAAATTTTTAGCAGGGAATTGGGTTCCACCCATCCGTTTAACATGATGAAACTCAGCGGAATTGGGAAGGATAAGGTTACACCGTGATTTTATATACGCATTGCATTGCATTGGGCAAAATTTTATCAAATGTTTTAAGGCTCGTAAAACAGGTCATCAAACATTTTCTTGTATTTTTGTTGCAGGGCCGCATTGGTGGGCAGGTAGCGGTCCACGCGCTCGCGGTTGATGCGCAGGTATTCGCCCGCAACCGAGTCGTGCTTCATGATGGCGCGCAGGAGCACCTCGGCGCCCTGTTCCAGATTGTAGTCCTCGTAATAATAACCCAGGTCGGGGCACAGGTTCGCGTTGTGCACGAAGGGGTATCCGAGCCACGCCATTTCCAGGTACACGTAGTTGAGCGGGTTGCCCCATTGGTGAAACACGGCCACATCGGCGTGCGTTTTCATGAATTCAAGCGTGATGAAGCGCTTTTCAAAAAACACGCGCTTGTCCAGGAAGAGGTTCGTATTTTTTACGATGGCCTCCATTTTATTGGCCTCCAGGGTGTCGCCGATGGTTTGGTAGAACGCGTTGGTGAGGTAGATGCGGTCAATGAACTGCGGCGCCAGCTGGTAGGCGCGCTCGCACAGCACGAATGACGGCATGAACCACTTCAGGACGCTGATGTTGGGGTCAAAGGTTGCCATTTTTTTGGCGACGCGGGACGACGGCCGGTAAATGTAGTCGTTGAGGGTGAGGCCCGACTGGGCAGCAATGCTCTCCATCCCCTTCGGCGACCAGATGAACGGGGCTTCAATGACCTTTTTGCACCGGTGCAGCGTTTTGTAGTAGGTCTCGTTCATCGGAAAATTCTGCGGGACGATCCAAGTTTCGTCAAACAGCGATTTCGGGAATGCATCGTGCTGAATGCCCACCGACTGCTTGAGCTTGTACAGAATGGATTCCGAGTGCATCAAATACTCGTTCCCGCACACATACGCGATGGTTTTTACGTGCATGTACTGCAGCTGGCGGAGGATGGTGGTTGAAAGCTGCACGCCGACTACAATCACCGCGTGAAAGTTGACGGTGTAGATGTCGCAGTTGCTGATAATGTTGTAGTTCTGTTTTTCCCATCCCGCCGGCGTTGACACTTTTATTTTTTCGTAATCGTCATTTGTGACGATCAAATGCGCGCGGTATCCAATGTTTGACAGCAGTTCATACAAGTATATGACGTTCTGGTTTATGCCGTTGCAGAACATGTGGCTGGGCACCGAAAACGTGAGACCGATGTTGATTTCAGAGACGTTTTTTGGAACGGGCTGTTTCAAGCCCGCGTTGTTCGGGGTCATTTTTATGACGCTGTCCTTGAAGTAATGAGTGAAGAGCGGCGTCAGTGCTGGCGACTGCTGCTGCTGCTGCTGCTGCTGCTGCTGCTGTGAACCGCTGTCGTTTAAAGCGTTTAAAGCGTTTAAAGACGCATCATAAATGGTTGCAACGTCATTTGCAATTTGTTCGTCATATATTTTTATTTGCATGGTGCTGGCGCTTGCACAGGTGCTGGCTGAATGCTCCACGCACAGCTGGTACATTTCTTTGTCCATATTCAGTTTGGCGTGCGTTTGCATGTGTGCAGGGGTGGGGTCACCCGCGCGACTGCACTCCTCGCATTTTAACAGCTCGGAATAGTGGTCGCACAGTTTGGTCAATATTTTGTGAATGACCGGGTGGCGCGGGACGCATCCCATGATTCCACTGAACAACTGCTCGCCCAGGCACGACTTGACTGCAATGAGGGAGTACGGCAGGGCCAAGGCCGAAGACTGGTCCGAAATGGCCGCGTCCAACTCCTGGTTTGGGATGACTCCGGTGGTCAAAAACACGCCCCCGTGCGTGTACAAATAGTGCAATTTAAAAAACAGGAAGATGACCGAATCATCAATGTGCTTGCTTTTTGGTTTAATAAAATTAAATATGCATTTGAATTCGTCATCGGTCGTGCAAAGTGCTTCAAAATGGGTTAGAATCGCATCCTTTTTGAAAAAAATATAATTCCAACCGTGTATCTTTTCATCCAGTATGTTTTTTGCATAGGACGGAGGCATAACCCCATCCACCTGAAATATGGTTTTTGGTATTTGGATTTGGATAGCAACAGTCGCGTCCACCACGGCGGCATCAGCAACGGCAACCGGAACGGCGGCATCAGCCGCAACAGCGGCATCGGCATCAGCCGTAACAGCTGCATCAGCCGCAACAGCGGCATCAGCATCAGCATCAGCAACGGACATTTTACCACCGGATTGGGTTGGGGTTGGGTTTGGATTCGGATTGGTTCGTTTGTTACGGTTTCGCAGATGCCCCATGCACTCAAAATAAAAAATATTTTTTATATACTAATTTAAACTAAATAAAATACTAAACTATAACGAATCAACGGAATCAACGGAATCAACGGAATCAACGGAAACAACGGAATCAACAAGTAAATAAATTAAATAAATGACAGTGCGCACTTTATTTTCCACCAATGTGCGAACCGGTACCATGAGCATGCATTCCGATACGCTTAATAACAGTGTGCTGCGGTTGGTGCGCAGCGCGCCGTTTATTCAGCTGAATGAGCTAATGAACCAACTGAGCCTCGGCGATTTTCAAAACTTGATTGACAACTTCAATTTGGATACTTTCAATACGCTGGCCCTGAAACTGTATGCGCTGAAAACAAGCTCAAACCCCCTCTATGTTCGCCTGTTGAATTACCTGAACTACTGTTTAACCACGCTGCTGGTGGTGGAGGTGACGGGCAAAGAGATGGCGGTGTTGCGAAGCGAAATCACAAAACTTAAGGCGGACAATGCCATATTGAATAACATAGAACTATTGAAGCAGTATTTAGAAACGCTGACTAAGAAGACGTTTACCATTTTCTCGGAGCAGAAGGTGAGCATGTCCAGGATCAAACTGCGCCCAGAGTACGATGTGTACATCCAGCGCTACGGGTTTCCGAAGAACGGCGCCTTCAATTACGACAAAATAGCCGAAATCATTGCCGAATTGAAGAACGCTTATAAATTTAATTAAAAATGAAACAAATTTAAAATTTTTAAAATTTAAGCCACGTCCTCATCCCGACATCACAATTAATACAGATACAACCTATCATTTATATTATTCATTTAACATAAATGTCGCAATCGCAAGTTGATTTGGATGTAAACAACTACACGGATGCAGAAATCTTCGGGTTGTTCAAACTGGACCCGGCGAAATGCACGACAACCGAGGTTGATGCCTGCATTTCCGATTCGCTGTTTCAGCTGGCCGATTCCCCGCACGGGGGGGTCTACCGCCAGTTCTTCGCGCAGTGCAAGAACATAATGGCGAGAAAAATCGGCGAGCGAACAAAAGCGTATGACGGGTCTGCGCTGACCGATGCAGCCGCCCGCGTGTATCGCCCGCTGGAGCCGCCCCCACCGGACACGCTGCACATCAACTACTCCACCCAGCCGTCCAACTACAATGCATTTCATCGCGAGTCCGAGGTGTATGACGGCGGCTATGCCAAGCGAAACATTGCCCCCGTTATCAACGCCTACAACTACAAATACCCCACCGGGGTGTTGAATCCCATTGAGCGCCGAGTGATCAAACGGCTGCTGTCCATGGACACGCTGTTTCGCATAAATTACGATTCCAGCAGCTCCACCAACGCGTCCTGGGTGCTGCCGTACCCCGTGGAAAACGTGGTGTCCATGAAGATTGCATCGGTGCAGCTGCCGAACATGTGGTACGCCTTTTCGGAGGCAACCAAAAGCAACCGGTTTACGGTGATAATTACGGGGCTTAATGTGGCGCCGTACATCCCGACCGAGGTGTACACGAACGAAATCGTGATTCCCGATGGCAATTATTTAAGTGAGGAATTTGTGGAGTGCATGAACAACCTGTTCAAAAACACGGAAAACGGGATGGAATTTTTTCAAATTGCAATCAACGCCTACACCAGTAAGGTCATGCTGTTCCAAACGTACGCGTCGGTGAACCAGACCAACAGCCCTAACCTGACGTACATGGTGGTGTTTGACAACCACAGCAAATACGACAAATACTACAGCACGTGCCTGTACGACAAGTGCGAGTTGGAGCGCATGCAGCATCAGCACGAGAAAGAGTACTATAACGCCAATATCAAGTCAATCAGTAAGACGGCGGGGTGGATGATGGGGTTCAAGCAGCCGGTATACAAGCGCACGTGGGCGGACGAGCGCACGGACTTAATCAGCCAGGTGCCGGCCGTAACGTATCGGGCATATTTAGAAGGGGAATCGTCCTACGGCAGCACGGTTTGGCACTATGTGTATGTGGACGTGGACGATTACAATAAAAATTTCATAACCAACAGCATTATTGCGCAAACGGGGGATTCTTATTTAGGATTTAACATTCTGGGGAGAATAACGGTGAGCAGCGGGCATCTCACCATTGTCAACGACCATGCCGGGGACATGATGTTTAAGAGTCGCGAATACCTCGGGCCGGTCCGGTTGGAGAAGCTGACCATTCGTCTCTTGGACAAGTTTGGCAACGTGATTATGCTGAACCAAAACGACTATTCCATTGCATTGGAGTTGGAGGTGTTGTACAATTAAACAAGAACAAGAACCGGAACAAGAACAAGAGAGATATGTTATATATTATGCAATGCGCATGCATCGCATCGCATAATGGATTGTTCCAACGTATAGGTATAGTTAACGGTTATATTAGGTTATACATATTTTTGTGTGTATTTTTATATATTTTTATGGTATAAGGCAAATACATAAAAACAATGTCAATAATATGTGTTGATGAAAATTTTGCCTATGCCATTGCCTCCGGTGCTGACCGAACTCTGAAAATAGTAGGAGTGAATCCCGCCAAATACAACGGTTCCAACACGAACTGGGGAGCCTTTCCGACCATTCCGTTGGTGTACGCTGGCATTACCGCACCGTACAACGGGCACGGGGTGTCAAGCAATGCATACGCCATTGTTGACATAGCCGACGCCGCATTCTACAACAGCGCCAATCAAAACCCGTTTACCGAGGGTCCGCTCGGGCTGACCAGCCACATTGCGCGAATTGGGACCAACGCATTCAACGGTGTCAAACTAACCGGCGTGCTGGTCATTCCGGCAGGGGTGTTGCACATCGGCGAGCACGCCTTTTACAACACCCTGATAGACGAAATCGTGTTTGAGAATGAGACCAATTCCGATTTGCTGGGGGCGGCAGTGGATTTGACCCATGTCGCCAGCCATGAAACGGCGGCCCGCATCGCGGGGGATGCGTCGTTGAATGCGCTGAAAGCCCCCAAGGCGGGTCCCGCATTCACCGGAAGGGTCGCCATTCCAGCCGCATCCATTGCAGCTGCTGCCATTTCTAACGCAACCATTGGGTCCGCCGCCATTGCCGATGCCACGCTGGCAAACGTCAGCATTTCCACAATCCGGGTTGAGAACCCAGGAACCGCGGCATTTGGGGGGAATGTGACGGCCACGGGGCAGTGGGTTTACACAGAAATGCCCCAAATAAATACCAGCGCGATGGTGACGCAATCGTACATAGACACTAAAATTCAAACTCTAAACGGGGCAAGCATGCAGTCCACGATGAACACCCTGTCTCAAATCGCCCATGCCATTTCGGGCGATCCGCAGTTTGCCACCCATGTGGTGCAATCCTATTCTATCGGCACCAGCGCGCTGTTGAGTGATACCGTGGCGAGGGTGTCGGGCACAACGTCGCTGTCCACCTCGCTTTCCACTGCGGCGTCGTCGCTGTCTGTGATGGATTCCACGCTGTCGGCGGCGCTTTCTGCCGATGTGTCCACCCGTGCATCTGGGGTGGCATCGGTGGCGGCCTCGCTACAAGCAGCCACGGCGTCGCTGTCTGTGACGGATTCCACGCTGTCGGCGGCGCTTTCTGCCGATGTGTCAACCCGCGCGTCGGGCATTGCATCGCTGTCCACCTCGCTTTCCACTGCGGAGTTGTCGCTGTCGGTTGCGGATTTCACGCTGTCTTCCGCGCTTTCCGTGAATTCAGCCAACCGTGGCGCTAATATAACGGCACTGTCATTCTCGTTGTCCACGGCGGCGTCTACCGCAGCCGCAAGCAATTCCACGCTGTCGGCCACGCTGTCTAACAACGCAACCAGCCGCGCGGCATCAGTCACATCCCTGGCAAGCGCGCTCTCCGTGGCGACGGCATCGCTGTCCGTCGTGGATGCCACGCTGTCGGTCGCGATTTCTAACAACGCGTCCAGCCGCGTGTCGGGCGTTGCATCGCTGGCACCCTTGTTACAATCAGTCTCGGCATCGCTTACTGCAGTGGAGTCCACGCTGTCGGATGCCATTTCCGCAGTTGTGCCCGTTCGGGAGGCATCAGTCACATCCCTGGCAAGCGCGCTCTCCGCGGCGAAGGCATCGCTGTCCGGCACGGATTCCGCGGTGTCGGCCGCCCTTTCCGCTGACACGGCAAGCCGCACGGCATCAGTCACATCCATGGCAGGCGCGCTCTCCGCGGCGAAGGCATCCCTGTCCGGCGTGGATTCCGTGCTGTCGGCCACCCTGTTTAACAACGCAGCAAGCCGCGCGGCAGGGGTTGCATCGCTGGCGGACTCGCTCTCCTTGGCGACGGCATCGCTGTCCGTCGCGGACTCCGCGATTTCTGCGGCGCTGTTTAACAACACATCCAGCCGGACTTCCGGGGTTGCATCGCTGGCAACCGCGCTCTCCACGGCAACCTCGTCGCTTTCGGGCATGGATTCGGTGCTGTCGGCCGCGATAAGCGCGGAAGTCGTGAACCGGGCCAATGCGGTCACTGCTGCGGTCATGGCGGTAGTGGGCGGTGCGCCATCCACCCTGGACACGCTCGCGGAAATATCGGCGCTGCTGTCCACCGGATCTATTATGCACAGCATGATGGGCAGCGTGAGCGCGGCGGTTGCGACCGACTCTGCAGCAAGAACGGCGGGCATTCTGGAGCTGGAGAATGCCATTTCGGCATCCAAGGCGACGCTTGAAGCGAAGGATGCCGCGGTGTCTGCCGGGCTTTCTAACAACACCGCGAGCAGGACATCGGGGGTTGCATCGCTGGCCGCCTCGCTGCACACGACGGCGTCCTTGCTGTCCGGAGCGGATTCCGCGGCGTCGGCCACGCTTTCCGCTGACACGGCAAGCCGCACGGCGGAGGTTGCATCCCTGGCCTCCTCGCTGCACACGACGGTGTCCTTGTTGTCCGGGACGGATTCCGTGCTGTCGGCCGCCCTTTCCGCTGACACGGCAAGCCGCGCGGCAGGGGTTGCAACGGTGGCGGACTCGCTCTCCTCGGCGACGGCATCGCTGTCCGGCGCGGATTCCGTGCTATCTGCCGCGCTTTCCGCTGACACAGCAAGCCGCACGTCATATGTTGCGTCACTGGCAAGCGCGCTCTCCTCGGCGACGGCATCACTGTCCGGCGCGGATTCTGCAATTTCTGCGGGGCTTTCAATCAATACATCCAGCCGGGTGTCGGGGGGTGCATCGCTGGCAACCGCGCTCTCCACGGCAACCTCGTCGCTAACCGGCGCGGATTCGGTGCTGTCGGCCGCGATAAGCGCGGAAGTTGTGAACCGGGCCAATGCAGTGGACGCTGCGGTCATGGCGGTGGTGGGTGGTGCGCCATCCACCCTGGACACGCTCGCGGAAATATCGGCGCTGCTGTCTACCGGATCTATTATGCACAGCATGATGGACGGCG